GCCGCCCGTTTCCACACGGCTACCCGGAACGGCTACCGCGCCAGCCGCTGCCGAGTTGACCACTTTACCGGTGGGGTCCACATACAACTGGCTGCCGTCAGCGATAGCAGCACCACCGCCGTTTACGACCCACAGATAGCCTTCGCGCAGGATCGAAATCATTTCGGTCAGGCCGTAAGCATCAGTGTTGTTGATGATGGCGTATTGGCTGAGAATGGAGCGAGTAGCAAAACCCACCACCTTGACCGCGCCGACAACGCCGGTACGCGCTTTGGTGCCTTGGATTACCGCGTAGCCAAAGGGCACAACGCCTTCAGCAACCGCACTGACAAGGTCAGCGGTTCCAAAATCCCAGGCGATTACACCCGGCAGGGATTTCTTGATGTTTTTGGTGTAGACTGTTTGTACTGGCATGATGCTGTATCTCCAGAAACTTAAGGGTTGGGCCGCGCTGCGCTTACTTGCGCTGGCTACGTGGCAGGTGCATTTGCTTACGGCGTTCGATAGCCGCAGCCCGTGCCTTGTCAGCGTTAGGGAAATCGGCATCAGCAGCCGAGTCGGTGTTTTTGATGGACTGGCGCAGGGCAGCGGTCAGACTATCAGGGGCAGCAGCCGGGGTGGTAGCCAGTGCGTCAAAGCGCGCACGGACGTAATCGGCGCTATCCAGGTTCTTGACATCCGGGCACTTGGCCGCGACGACTTCTTTGCGAATAACGTCGTTGGTCTTGCCCTTGTGGTCCAGTTCCGGGAGGATCTTGCGGGCGTGGTCCAGCACTTCTTGGCGTTCATCAACAGCAGCGTCGATGGTTGCCGGGTCAGTCGCTACTGCCAGCTGGGCAGTCAGGCCGACGACTTGGGCCACAGCGGCCTGGGCTTCACCTTGTGCAGCCACTACAGCGGCCTCGGCTTCAGCACCGCTACCGGCTACTTTGGCCATCAGTTCAGACAGTTGGGCTTGCAAGCCAGCAATGACTTGTGCCAGTTGTTCGGTGGCCTCGTAAGTGACGCCGCCTACAGTTACAGTACCCATGGATGGGTTCTCCTTTACAGTTAATGAGTCCGCAGAATCGGACACTCGGCATATTGAACCGCAGCGGCCAGCCGCTACAACTGCAACATGATTAGGGCGCAGCCTGAGCTGCTCGCAATCATACACCTCTCCACTCGGGCTGATGCCGGGCGTAAAGTCGTAGCCACTATAGTAGCCATTTGAGAGTTCATCCTTACCGGCGTTAATGTCAGCGATGGTAAGGGGATCAGTGAAAAGGACATCCGCCTTGAGCAGTGGGCCTTGCATGTACGGCAGGCCGACAACAGAACCGACCTGAAACTTTTTGATGTTGGCGGTGTTGAAGAATTCCGCCGGGTGGTCGTTGGCGGCGGGGGAGCCCTGCCACAACGGCACCGATTCAGCCAACGTCGCTTCGGAGCGGTAAACCCGGATAACGTCGTTAGGGTTGCGGTCGTTGTACATACGCGGCTGAAAGTTCCCGGCAGCGTACTCTGTCACGCCGGCACGCGAAATGGCGCAGTCCTTGACGAGCATAAAGCCATGCTCAGTCATGGTGCGCTTACTGCCAGTGGTTGACATGGCTCTGTCGGTAACTTGGAATTCCATAACGTGCCCTCTGTGTACTGTTGGCGATTATAACAGCGTAAAGTAGCTCAAGACCGCTTACTGCAATAGTAGGGTTCCACTATATGCGGTCGAACTCAATGACAGCCTCAGCAATGCAACGGCAGCGGTAGTCCTCACCAGGGTGGCCTATGTCGTCAGCTTCTGGGTCCAGCATCACAGAGCCGTCTTCAAGCTTCTGGCCCACGTCCTCGGGGTTCCAAGCGTAGAACTTACCGTTGCGCTCCTTATGGCTCTCCCGCACTGCGCCATCACCAACGGTGCGCCAACGGTAACCGCGAATCCCCGCTGCAACCTGCCGCTGTCGGGTGATATCGCCGTTGAGCTTGGCGGTCTGGTCACGGGCAATGAACTCGGCGCGGCGTTTGGTAACTGGGTAGACTTCCTGAATTTGCTTAATCAGGCTCTCCCCGGTGCGGCCCTTAGTGCCCTCCTGGGTGATAATCATCTCAATCTTGTCGAGATAGTCTTTCGGTATCGACTTAATCAGACTAACGTTGGCGGCAATCCCCGCCTCGGTGATATCGCGCAGGCCTTCGGTGTCGATGATCTTGACAAGGTCAACGCCCATGGCGTCACCGACCACCTTTTCAATTGCCTTCTTTGTGGTTGCGTCAACCTTGCCAACAAATGCACTGGCTAGCCCGAGCGCGGTCGTATTGGCAATCTCCCACTGCGCAGTCAGCTTCTTGAACTGGGCCAAGAGGGTGCCAAACAGGCTGTCACGGTTCTGGAACCATTTGGCGTCAACCACTTGCAGCACTTGACTATCAGCGCGTAGCAGTGGGTAGAGTTCCGCTTCAATGGCTGCATGCATTGCGTCAATATGCTTGTCCAGTTGGTCCCTGTACCAAATGGCTGTTGTGTTGGACGGGTGTATGCCCGGCGCAATCTTCGTACCTTTGGCGCGCAGCCGGGCTTCTTTGATCTTCTGAATGCGGGAGAGGGGCGACACACGCGCCCGTACCTGTGCCATTACATTGCCAACCGGTCTTCAGCTGGGGTTTTCGGGTCATTGGCTGCCGGCTTCTGCGTAGGGTCGTCCGCTCCCGGTAACGCCAACAGGTCTTCCGCCTTGTTCGCTGCCTCCACCGCAGCCTTAAGCTTGGCCAAGTACTCGGGCGTCAAGTTGGTATAGGTGCCATCCTCAGCCAGCTGTTGGGCCACAATATACTCATCAACAACGCCCGCAGCCAAGTAAGCAGTATCACGCACCGACCGCGCCTGCTCAGTGGTAGCTTTTTCCGCGTCCGACATCTGGAACAGGCTGTTCCAGGTGAAGCCCCAGTCCTTGAGTTCACTGCCCCACAGGGAGCGCTGCATGATCTTGTCCAGGATACGCAGGTTGGGGTTGAACTCGGTTTTCTGTGCTGCGCGGATGTTATCGTAGTAGTTGCTCAGGTCGCCTTCACCAGTGGAGTTTAGCCCTTTGGCAGCGCTGCCCAGCAAACGGGTTTCCGGAATGTCAGCGGCGCCGGCTACGATGCCAAGGAAGCGGTCAAGCAAGTCACCCAGGCCGCTGAAGCTCTGTTGGTGCTGTTCAAAGGTTTCGTCCTCATCGAGCAGCATTACGTTGTTGACCGACTTGAGCAGCTTGGCCAGCGCGAAACGGGTTTGGATTTTCTCTTCCCCGCCCGGTTGCAGCAAGAAGTTCGTCAGGCCCTTGTACTTAATCACGTCAGTGGACGCTTCCGACACTAGACTAGCGCCACCGGCCACAGTCATGTCAGCGTTAACAATGGCCTCGAACACCCGGCGCAGGACCGAGGCGCCCCAGTACGCGTGAAACTGCCGCTGCTTCATGTAGTAGGGCAGCTTGATACCGTCAAACGCCAGCACGCGGGAGCGGTGTATGCGAAAGGTCGAAGCGTTGGACAGCGTGTAGAACTCAGGTTCGCCAAACCCTGGCTGGGTTGGGTCCAGCTGAGTGTAGTCAGGCATGGCTTGAAGGCGGCCACACTCAATAACGGTCAAGTGGGTCAGGCAGCCCTTGCCGAGCTTGTTAATGTCCAGCGGGGTGTCAGGCGAGCCGCCTTGAGCCTCATCCAAACCAATGATGATGCCAGCGCCGCCGTACAACCGGCCCCACTTCAGTGCCTCGTTGAACTTGCCGCAAATGTCCAGGTCCGTTTCCAGCTGGGTAAACTGCTCAATCTTGGCCGGCGCCGCTTGCGATGAGTCGAATTCGCGCCACTCGCGGGTCATGTCGTCGGGAATGATGTCAACGATCTTGCCCGCCAGCCAGTTTTCAACATACATGGCTTCAAGCGTGCGGTCGTCAAGCTGGTACTGCTCAACGTATTCGGTATGGCTGCGGCGGTCGTTGCCGGTGCCGAAGTTGGACACGAAGTTTTGCAGCGCATCAAGCTGCATAAAGAACTCACCCGAAACGGGCTTCTTGGCACTCGGCGTTGTGCGTTTCATGGGAATTACTTGTCCGCTGCTCATCGGCGTTGACCTCCAAACTGGTCGTAGAAGTTAGAACGGTTAATCAACAAGTCCTTGATAGCCATCAGGGTGGTGTCAATTTGGTCGTCGTGGGCGTGGGTCATAAGGGGCGTAAACGCCGCGAATTCATGCAAGAAGTCACTTATCCACGGGGCGTCAATCGGGATATGCACGTTACCCGCTGCAATTTGGGGTATGCAACCCACCGCTTCGAAGACCTTGTCAGTGTTCTTTTGAACGGCTTCGACAGGGATAAAAGTCTTCTTAGCGATATCCTGTATGAGACTCGAACCGCTAGATTTGTCTTCAATCTTCACCCCTCGGGCGCCGCAAAAGTTATTGTGTACTGTAGCGTCTTTGTGTTTGTTCCAAAACGTTATCAGCTGGGCCTTGAGATCTGGCGCTTCCCATTTGCCGCGCACTTGGTCCAAAAGGAAAATGCCCATCGTAGGGCTAAAGCCCCAGCACTGGAATACAGTGAAGTCGTTGTGCTCTGCCGTCTTCTGCGCCGTATCCCCGTAAATCCACTTGAAGAGAATGTCACGGGGCAGGGCCGGGTATTCACCGTGGTAGGCTTCAGGGTTAACAGCGTAGTACTTCCACCATTTGGCCTTGAACAGACCACCGCCGAGCGGGGAGGGCCGCTGCGCGTACTGGGATGCGTAGGTGTAGGGGTCAGCGTCTTTCAGGTGTTGCAGCTGCTCAGTGGTGTGTTTAAACGGCCACAACGCGCCTGGGGTGTAGTTGTGTTCAATTGGGATGCCGTGGGTGTAGTTCGCCGGGTAGGCTTCCGCAACTTCTTCAATCAAGGCCGGGAGAGTCAAGTGGTGCCACTTGTCACCCGCGCCCCCCGTGAGTAGGAAGCCGCAGAGGTCGTCTTCGTGCAACCGCTGCATGATGACGATGATGGGCACGTCCTCAACCGCCAGACGTGACTTGATGGTATTGTTGAAACGGTTGTTCACCCGGCGCCGCTTGGCAGCTGAGTAGGCGTCATCCGGTTTAATCGGGTCATCGATAATCAGCGCGCCTGTGAAGACATGCTTCTCCATGCGCCCGGCCCGGAAGCCCGTGATGGAACCACCGGTTGCAACCGCCAGCATGCCGCCGCCCTGTTCCGTAAACCAGCGTTTCTTGGCGCTAACGTCCTCCCGCACCGACATGGGGTACAGCTCTTGGTACTCCACCATGCTGATTTGGTCACGAATCGTTTGGGAGTTCACCAGCGCCAAGTCGTCGGAGTAGGAACCGTGGATGAACTTGGCTTTCGGGTTGATGGCCAAACCCTGGCTAATGAAGTTAATCACCGCCTTTTCGGTTTTGGTGTAGCCCGGCGAAATGTTGATGATGAGTCGGGTTATCTCGCCCGTGAACACCTTCTTAAGCGTGTCGGTAATCAGTTCGTGGTGCTTGTTGGCTAGCCAGCGGCTGCCTTCGCGGGTCTTGAAGAAGTACCGGTCAAAGGCGTTGCCGTCACGGCGCAGGTACTCACGCATGATGCGCTTGAACTGCAAAGCCAGTTGCGGTGGGAGGTCGTCCAGGTTCTTGCCCCGGATGTCGTCAATACTGAGCATTGAACCACGCCTCGAACAAGTCCAGTTCTTCGTCTGTCAAGTCCGTGACCACAGCCTTGGCGCCCGTTTCGGTGATTTCCAGCGATTTACGCTTAGCGTGCTTATACTCAGCAATGGTCCTAGCCGCTGCTGCCGACACGCCCAAGGGCACTGGCTGATGGGTATAGTATAGCTTGACCACCCGTTTAATTGACTCCCATTGTTCTTCGTCAGGCGGGTCGCCAAAGTTCTCTTCTTCGATAGTATCGATAAGTTGCAGAATTTCTGACTTCTGGCGTGGGTCGATGCCCGCCATTACTTGCGCTAGGAACTCAAGTGGTTCCTGGCCTTCTGGCTTACTGTCGTCCTCTAGTGTCAGGTCAGGCGCGCTCATTAAAAATCCCCGGAAGCGTTACGCATGCGGGGATTATAGGGTGGCGGGGGTAGGGTGTCTAGAGTATGCGGAACGGCTCGCTAGGAATCACCGGTTGCTTGGTCTTAGGGTTGAACCACACCGCCCGCCAGCGCCGTGAATTGACGATGTTGGGGCGTATACGGCTGCACTCGAACGGCAGCGGTATCAGGAGTTTCACCAGCGTTGGCAGGCTGTCAACTGCTTCGGCACGGCCTTCCCAACCCGGCAGCAGCTTCGACTTGACCTTGAGCCAGCTACGACCCGCCCGGCACTTGGCGGCGGCCAGGAACGCCAACTCCAGAAAATAGGTGTTCTTCTTGGACTGGTATTGAGCGTACCAGTATTCGAAGCAATCCACGTAGCTCCAAAGCGCCATTTCGAGTAGGGTGCCGTCGTAGGGCACGTCCACAACGCGCTTAGCCTTGACGTCGGCTGCGAACTTGGCGCAGCGGTCCTGCATGGTAGTGATGTCAGGGGTCATTGAGTAGACCTTGTGAACAGGTTTGGTGCCGTCCAGGTCCAAGAGGTCGTCATCTTCCAGCGACAAGTCCATCATTGCCCAATCTCCACTTGTACACATTCTGACAAAGCAGGTGGTATAGCCCGCCGCCCCATGAAACCATCAGTCGCGGCGCTGGCTTTCTCAACAGCGCGCTGCATGGCTTCGCATTCTACCTTCATAACGGGGGTGGAAGCCGTCCAAGTTGGGCCGGGGGCGCCAGATAACATTACCAGTACATACAAGATGCCCATGTATCGCTCCAGATTAGGCCGCCTTTACAGCAAACTCAGGCAGGCGTTCGTAGTTGATATGGTAGTCAAGGCGCAGACGTTCGGCGGTCTGGCCGGTTTTGGTGTCAGTGATGTTGCCCCACCAGTAGTGGCCGTCAAACTCAACAGCCGAGTAGCTGAACCGGTCGGCCCAAACTTCTTTGGCGTACTGCATCACAACACCGCTGCTGATGCGGGAGCCAAAGCGGAAACCGTGTAAGTTGCCATTGAGACGGCGCACTTCGATTTTAGCAGCTTGGGCCAGAACTTCGTGTTCGAAGCGCTTCGACACGACTACAGTACCGTTCTCTTTACACAGCAACCAGCGGTGGGTTTTCACCTTGGTTACGGTGAGCAGTTCGCCCGCGCAGTCCAGCTTGTAAGCGGCTGCGGCCTGGGCAACGTCAAAGGTAGAGTAGGTAGTCATGTCTTGGCGCTCCAGTTGAGTTCTACTAACTCAGCCCCAGTTAAGGGGCTTGAGGTGGGTAGGGTTGGTTAGCCGAAAACGCAACCGATAATTGAGTCAGCAACAAACTCGATTGCTTCGTCGCTGCATTCACCGTCAGCGAAAGGCAATTCAGGTTCATTTGTTGCGCAAAGGTCCATCAGGCGAGCGGCGTTAACCATGCCCATTTCTACGGCCTTAGCTTCAATCTGAGGGCCGTAGACTGACATCAGGCTTTCAAGCTTGGCGGCGTATTTGGTTTCGAATTCGGCCTGAGTCAGTTTCATTTCGTCTTGCTCCGTTGTTCGTTAAGGGCGCGGCGCCCTGTAGAACGAATTCTGGTTTACTTCGACAGAGTTGTCCACCACTTTCTTCAACAAAAATGCCCCTAGCCGACGAACGGTAGGGGCACGGTGTGTGGGTTAGTGTTTACAGAACGCGGTAGCCCAACTCTTCCGCTGACTCTACAGCTGCACCAAATGAGGCCCAACTATGAGAAATTACTTCATCGCTGTGCGCATCAAATACAGTATACAGCTCTGTGCTGTTATCCCGTACGACACACGCGGGGCGCGCTTCCTTAGTGGTAGGCACCGCAGCGCGGAAGAACATAGCTGTATGGAACTTGCCCGCCTGGACGGCAAACGGCCCCATTTGCAGAGTCCAGCCCTTTTCATAAAGCTCCTGCATGTCCATGGCAGTGGGTGCTGGGTCGAACAGCACAACGCGGAAGTTGTCAGTCTTTTCGATGGTTTTGCAGGTCACGGTGGGTTACTCCATTCAGGCGGTTTAGGGTATCTACGGAAACTTGGTTGGCGATTGACAGCACTTCCTTAACGCTGAAGTACACGACCTCAAGGCCGCCGCTTGCCGCAGGGGCGAGCACCTTAAGGCGCGGCACAGGGAAGCCTTTGGATTGGTCAATGTCAACACCCTTGCTGAAGCAGACGGTGTTGAGGAATTCGAACATCTGGCCGTTTGGGAACCAGTCTTCCATAACGCGGATTTGGTTAGAAACGCCTACCCCAGAATGAGTTTGTACAGCAGCTGTGCGGCCTGGGCCAAACCCATAAATGGAGCGGGTGAGTGGAGCCGGGCCTTTGCACAGAGCCAAGAAATCTTCACGTTGCATGTTCATAGAAACCTCTTAAGCGCACAATACCAGAAGGACAACGGTGAGCGCGGCGTACAGCCACGTCCACCATAAGAGTAGTCGAGTAAATGCCTTCACAGCGTAACGACCAGGATCTTACCGCGCAGCAAGTCAGCTGCATCCATATAGCTTACAGAGAGGGCGTTAGCAACTGCGTCGAGCAACGAGCGGATTGCCATAGTTTCGCCGCTGTAGCAAGCGCCTTCGTAGTCCACCCCGTCAAACGAAACCTTGGCTTGGAAGAAAGTGTGCATGTGAATCTCCAGTTGAGTAGGGCACCGCTGCCCGTGGACCGAATTCTGGTGTACGTCGACAACCTTGTCCACTTCTTTCGTTGACCGCTGGTCGGGTTCTTCGGTAAGAACCGGAAGAACACTAAGACCACTAAATCGGCATCAGATTTGCCCTATATGTATCAGAGCACGAACTTTGCAAAATACCCCATAGAAAGGGCAGCGGTTTAGCGTTCTTCCGGTTCTTTTCAGCGCCGAAGCCATATCAGTATAGGTCAAAGTCCAGAACACTAAATCCTTCTTAGTGTTCTGGTTAGTGTACTTACGGTTCTTAAAGTACGACGGTGTCGGCCTTAATCCTGGCTGTAGGGTCCGTGAAGTTTACATCCTTAACGTAGCGTGCCCAGTTGGTGTCAAAATCCTCTTGGGTGGCCGCGCCCACAACGCTGTTCCAGTATTTCTTGTAGTACTTCCACATACCTTCTTGGTCACCGAACAGGGGCAGGGCGCCGGGAAAGCGGCGGTAGTTCATGCGAGCCAGGGCCGTGGCGTAGTTGAGGTTGCCAACCATTCCGATGAGGCTGGGGTATGCCTGCTCGGCGGGGCTGAGGAACTTAAACAGCAATTCGCGCTTGTCGCCTACCGCGAAGTTCTTGTACAGGTCTGCGATGGTGGCCGGCTCCATTTGCGGCATACCAAGTGCTGGGCCTTTCACTTGCTTAAGGTAGTCGCCGCAGTGGGATTCCTGGGCAAACGTCGCCAGTAGTAGCTGGCGGGCTGCGGAGCTGTTGTACTCAAACCCGCTGTAAATTTTCATGGCGTCCAGCACCGGGAAAATTATGTAGTCGTGTAGGACCTGAGGATTCATGTGTACTATCTCCGTAAATTATAGTAGGGGTAGCCTTTTGAGGCTGATGAATCATAACACAACAACTCAGGGGGCTGAAGGGTGGATACAGAAGAGTTTAGAAAGTGGCTGTCGGCGCCGGGGGTTATAGCCCTAACGGCGGCGGCGGTGCGCTTCATGATCACAGGGAAGGAGGAAAGGCCGGGGAGGGTCTTGGGCTACTTAGTGGCTGCGGGTGGACTCGCTTGGCTGCTCGGCCCTTATCTATCGAAACGCGACTACGGCCCCGAGGAAATTGCACTGGCAAGCTGCATCCTCGGATTTGTTATACCCAACTTGCTTGGCGGTGTTATGGGACTGGGGGCGCAGTTCGCTAAAGATCCGGCAGGCTTCGTTATTGACATCCTTTCGAGGTTCAAAAAGAAATGACACTACTGTTCGCTTTGGATACATTGAGCTTACTCGCCGCGCTCTGTACGGCGTTGTACACCGTCTTCATCATGATCAAGTGGCCGCCTGGGCGCGACCCGAGACCCATGGCCCCGCTGTTGGCTTTGGCGCTCGCCTTCATCGTGCTGAAGATGCACCCGTACATGGGTTGGGAGGACGCTTACGGGAAGCTACGCGACTACGCTTGGCGCGGGTGGTACATCGTGGCGTTCATTGAGTTCATCTTGCTGATTCGCCTGTTTGGTCGGCGTCGTGATGGTTGCGGCGTTGGGGCGGCCAGCGCTGTCATTAAGAAGGGGCGCAAATGATGGAAGCCCTCGTAGCGCGGTATCTGTTGCCTGTTGTAGCGGTTGCTGCGCTACTCGGGGGCGGTTGGCTTTATCTCCACAACTTGCACAGCGATATCACCGACCTGGAAGGGCAGGTGCAGACCCAAACCGACCGCGCAAATCTGGCTGTACATGTTGCAGCGAGCAGCACGGCCACAACCCAAATTGTCACCAAAACCGTGGAAAAGGTTGTCGAAGTTAAGGTGAAAGGTGACACCATCGTACAGAAGGTGCCTGTTTATGTTACGCAAAAGGCTGATGCCAATTGTGTTGTCCCTCTTGGCGCTGTCAGCGTGCTCAACGCCGCCGCCCGCAACGTGCTACTTCCCGGAAGTGCCGGCGCAATTCAAGAAGCCCCGAGCGGCGTTGCCCTTAGTACCGTTACCGGCACCGCAGCTGAATGGGCCGGGCGTTACTGGCAGCTAGCTGCGGAATACGACGGGTTTTTGGAATGGGTCGAAACCCAGGGCGCGTTGGCGCGGGGAGGGGGTTTACAGCAGAAATGAAACAAGCCCCTCACAGAAGGGGCTTTTTGTTGCCTAAAGTCTAGCCTTTGTAACCCATTGGAGCGGTATCCAAGACTGCTGAAGCAATACAGCACCGCAGCTGCCGCACTTAAACGGGTCACCGGGTTTTGGCTGGGTGCCGTCTGGGAACCATGAGGTCTGCGCTGTCACAACTTCACCGTCGGTTGCTGCGCCCTCCATATAAAACATCACACCGCCGCAGCCGTTTCGGTGTATAACTGCGTGCTGTATTTCTTGTTTCCAAGTTTCCACATCACACTCCAAGAAGGTCAGCGACCTTGTAAATTAAAGGGCCGAGAAACAGCCCCGCCGCCACTTCACTCAGGTCGTTGTCGTCCTGGCAAATCCAGTACAGCGTTTGGTTGCACTTGATGAAGCTGTAACCAGACAACTCAATGGCGTGCTGTAAAGCGGCGGTGGGGGTGTTCATTCAGCGACCACTACTTCAGTGGTGTTAATGGTTACGGGCCCGGTGAAGTTCATCACCGTAGGGCGTTCCAGCAATTGAGCGTTTGCGCGTTGCAGTTGTTCGCGCAACTCAGTGTAGAGGGCGGCGTTTCCAGCGTTGCAAAGCTCAACAGTCCTTCCGTCTGGGTGCGTTGCAATTTCGTAGCCCTCGGCCACAACAAGCGCAAGGAGTTTATCGTAGTCTTCTTGAACCGCTTGGTAGCTGTCAAGCAATTCGGGGTGGGAAGGGCCGCCACTTTCCGCAGCCGAATAGATCTTGCGAACTTGGCCAGCGCCATTGTACTCAATACACAACCCAGAAGCGCCGGCAGCTGTGCGCCATGCATCCAGGTTGGCCTGTTCAGTCTGTAGCTCCGCAAGCGTTTCGTCAAACCGCTGGCGGGTGGCGCCACCTTCAAACTGTTTAAGCTGTGCACGGCAGTTGGACAACTCATCCAATTGCTCTTTCATCCACACGCCCGGCTTAGCGTCTTCTGGCATACCTAAGTCAATCATGGTCTTTTGTATGGCGACACGCATGGCTTGATTGCCTTCGCGGTAGGCGTCGTCAGGGTCAATGCTTGCTTTGATGTGTGTTGCGGCAGGGGTGGCCTCGGAAGGCGTGATGCTGTCGCGCATTTCTTCCATGATTTGCAGGAAGCTTTCTTCGGTCGCGCATTCCGGCAGGCCGCCCTCTTCCAGGATGTTGCCATCAGTCAGCTCAATAACACGCCCGACAACGCCTGCGCACACAAGCGTAGAAGAAATCCAGCTAGGGTAGACGAACAGGGCGGTGCGGGCTTTGGAGCCGTCTTGCGGCATACGGCCTTGGATAACGATGTACTTCATTGTTGGATCTCCGTTGGATCATTGAGGCGGCGAACAAGGATATAAGCGCGGCTGGTGGCTAGGCGCCCGCCGTAGGTTTTAATGGTGGGGCCGGCGACTAACCAAAGTTGCAGTTTGCCGTCAAAGTATATGTGCGGTCGGTCGCGGCCAGCGCTTCCAAACGCTCGGCGTGTGCTAATCATCTTCGGACTCCAGTTGTAGTTAGGGCCAGTCGAAGTGTAAACCCCAACCGGCCCCGTTGTCTAGCGTTTTAGTTTACCAACCCGGCACCATCCTCAACGCCACGTTGTGTATGAGCAGCCCGAGCAACACAGCGCATACCAGTAGCAACCACCAATCGGCGGCGTTGCGCGGGTCGTCTTCAACACCACAGGTGCATGGGTCACGGCCTTGCCGACAATCGCAGTGTTCACGCTTCATATCCTACCACCCCCTAGGAAATAAGCCGCCACTAGTATTCCAAAGAGGAACAGCAGAAATAGGGCGACTTCGATTAACGTCTCTTGCCAGCTTTGGCCGTGCTCAGGAAGCATGTTATGCGCTCCAACCCTTACGCTGCAAGTACACATAAGTGTATAGCAACGCCAGCCATGCTAGGTTGACTTTCATGTTAGTCTCCCGGAAGCCGCTTGTGCCGCCAAGCGCCGTCTTTGAAGTCCACAATCCCCGTGCGGACGTCATACTGGATATCATCGTTGACTTCGTAGCCGGGGCACTCAGTCGGCAGGGTGACTTCAGCACAACCGCACACGGAGCAGATGAAGAGGGTGCAGGCGTGGCAGGTGCCCATGCAGTCCTCATCAGTACATTTGAGTTGTACGTGTTTCATTTGCCCTTCCGTGCAGCCTTGGCCATTTGCTTATGTACTTGGCGGCGTTGGTTGCGAGTCATGCCGTCCAGCTGCGCCTGCATTTTGGCTGCGCGCTCTTGGGCTTCAGTCAACTGGCTTTCAGCTACAGAGCCGAGCGGCCCCAGCGCCTCAGCTAGTTCCAGTCGTTCGGTTTCTTGCAGGTGTCGTCTTGAAATTTCCATCAGTTAGTCTTCCGTCTTGTACGAGCAGTGCGCGCCAAATCAGCATAGCGTTCATGCTCAGGGTGGTCTTCTTTAATAACCCGGCCCAAGGCGCAGGCCAGCCAGTAACCCGGTGCTGCTTCAGGGTATTTGTCAACGCCGCACTTGCAGCATACAACAGCGTCGCCCATACCGCCAAACCCTGATACGTACATGTGATTGCATGGCCCAACTGTGAAGCCTTCTGGCAGCTTTTCTTTCAGCGCCGCTTTCATGTGCAAGTGGTTAAACACCCGCCGCAGGTAGTAGCCGCGCAGAAGCGACCACACGGTACATCCCAGGGTGGCGTACAGCGTAGCCGTTGGGATGTTGCTTTCCAGGTGGAAACAGCTCAGGGTAATGGCGTAGCTACCGAAGAAGCCAACCGCCGTGTTAGTGGCGGTCTCCAAGGCAGAGTGGCGCTTACTTTGGCTCATGCGGTCACCGTTGCGCGGGCGCCGCAGTATTCGCACACTGGCGAGCCGGCTTCGTCAACCCACTTATGAGGGCAGCGGGGTTCAGGTTGGCGCTTTGCACAAGCCAAGAAGCGGTTGTACAGGACCTCAGCATGTGCGCCTAAGTTCTTGCCGCCGCCATCTGTATCGATCTTGGCGTCTTTAAACACTTGGCAGACTACGGCTGCCTCTGCGGGTGTGAGTTCCATGTTGCTTTGCTCCAACGGTTGAGGGTTGTGGACTTATACAGCACGGAAACGGGGTTGGCTAGTCGGCGTTCCGCAGCCATTCGGGCAGTTTGTCGTAGGGGCCGTAGATGATGTAGCCGCAAGAGCAGCGCAGGCGGTTGCCTTCAATCTCTTTCCAGGTGTGGCGAGCACCACTTAAATTGCAAACAGCGGGTGCCATAGAACGGCGTTCAGCTTCTGGTATCAAAACCGGGTTTAAGAACGGGCGGGGTGGTGTAGCGAAGGTGGCGTTGCACTCTACTACGGGGGTGCCGTCAGGGTTGCGCGGCCAAGGCGCTTCATCAACCTGCCGCCGCAGCGCGTTGACCAAACCCTTGTCAATCTTGTACTCTTTGGCCAGGGTCAGCAGCTGTTTATCAGTCTGGTGGTGCAAGAACTCACGACTGCACTTGATGATGGGCAGCAGCTGTTCAATCACCACTTCACGGGTTGGGCGGGGCGTTTGGGTGTACTGCTCAAGCCATTCTTCACGGCTGAACGTGCGCAGCTTGTCAAAGTATTGCCCGGCGGCGTGGTCGCTCCAAACGAAGAAGGTGCCTTCTTGCTTTTGAATGCGCGCTCTGTAACTGTCGTCTGGCTCTTCAGTGTTGCGGGGCAGTTTGGCTTTAGCGCCGTAGTAGTCAAGCTCTGCACCAGTTGCAAGCGACAGACCTGGGCGGCCCAGCTCAGTGTCCAGACCAAACCCTTCACCGGCTCTCGGCTTAAAGTCCAAGAGGCTCTTTAGCGGCCCCTCAGTCAGCTCTTTGTATACGTCGCCAATCGAGTGTTCTTTCAGGCCTTGCCCGTAGGGTGCAGCCAAAAGAGGATTGGCGCCGTATACAAAGAGTTGGGCAAAGTTCAACTCAGCCGCCGGCTCACCGTACACCTTGGCTTGCAGGTAGCCCACAACTGCATAGCGGGCTTGGGTATTTGCGTCTTCACCCACAACCCCAAGCTGTGCTACGGTTTGACCCAGTGTATAGGCTTCGTGCAGTAGGTGGCGCAGCTTGCCGGCGCGCATACCCAACTTAATCCGGTCTTTACTGCCTTGTTTGAGTGACTTCATGGCATTAGCCCTCCAACCACACGCTGGTCACAGTACACGAGCGCCTTGTCTTGCTGGCCGCGTGACTGGATTTGGCCGCGCAACACGGGTAGGGCGCGTTCGCAGTTCACCAACTCGGCCTGAACCTGGGCACGGGTGGGGTTTTGTTGAACGGTTACAGCAGAGTGCGGATAACTGCACTGGTCGGGTGCGACTTTGCCGGCTTCACCGCAGGCAATGCCGACAAGGAGAGTGATTACGAACATGGCAACAGCTCCATAAACAAGGGGGTAGCCTCAGCCCGAGGCAGTGGGTGGCGCTCAATGACAGCAACCAAGAACTGAAACCATTCTACCTGAGTACCTTTCCAGCGTTCTTTCAGGCGGGTTAGACACACAACATGGTCTGTAGGGCTTGGTTGCCACACTTCAGGCCTACACAAGTCAGGGCGCTTCACCATACAGGTAGCCATAGCGGCGTCCAGGTTCATTACCGGGTTGTACTTGCGGCGGCGCATCTCAGCCACCAAAGCAGCGTGGCGTTGGTACAGCCAATGCAGCTTGTCACCGAAGAACGAAACGTGACCTGCACCCATGCGGTAGGGCCCCGCAGGCACGCGGAAAGGGCGTCCAGCTGCCACCCGGTTGATGATGCGCGGCAATTCGCGGTACTCAGCCAGGAGCCAAGGAGAGGGCAGCAGCTTTGGATCAACAGTGTTAATGCGCGTCATGAGCAATGGCCTTAGCAGCGTATTGGCGGGCACGCTGAACAGCAGCATCACCAGTGAGGGCTTCAAGAACAGTAAGGTGGCCAAAGCGGGGCTTGTGCTGTTCAGCAACAACCAAAGCCGCTGCATTGGCTTGGGTGGCGGGGGCGAACGACACCAGCATATTGCCGTCGCGCAACACCCATTCACGGTTCATCCATTCATCAAGAGTGAGGTTACGCCCGACTACCTGGGTGTCGCGGTTGCGTATGGCGCTGAGGCCGTCATACAGCTCAGCCCAGCGGGCGTTGCGTGACTGCCGCAACAGCTGTTCAGCGGTGGTCTCCTTGTTGTAGCGGGTGCCCTTGTACGGTGCGAAGTGTTCCCACATTGGCAGGTCGCTAGGGCCAAACCGCTTTGGCAACTCCTGAAACTCAGGCTTAGTAGGGAAGCGACCAGTAGGTGACAACTTAGGCAAGTTGTCAAACGTGCGCACTGAATGGCGCGGGCCTTGAATGGTGCCTTTCCACACGAAATCAACCTCTTGGTCCCAGGCGCGCTGGTACTTAGACAGCCAATCAGCAAACACTTCAGGCGAGTAGTACTGAGCTGTATCAGGGAAGTCCTCAGCCAGTTTGGCAAGGATGGCGTCAAGAAGGGCTTTGTTCATGAGTGTATCTCCAGTTGAGTTGTACTGACGAAGCCCCAGTGAAGGGGCTTGGTAAGTGTAGCGGGGTATCAGTTGGTGCGTGGAACGAAGTCCACTTCTTCCAAGTTAACGCGTTTCCACTTACCGTCAATCCAGGTGAAGAGGTCACCGTTGCTGTGAAGGCGGGCGAAAGAACCGCTAGCGTCCAGGTCTTCACGGGAGGCGTCTTTAGGGAAGACCTTACCTAAATCGGCAACACCGTGAACATGCACAAAGGCTTCCATGGTGCTGAACACTACGTAGTCGTTTGAATTGTACATGGCCGTGCTCCAGTTGAGTTGTCTTACAGGGCAAAGTTTTGCCGAAGCTGTCGACGGTGTCCACCTTTTTCTTCGCGAAAACATGACCGCTGATCGGATTTACGGTCGACAGTCAAAGCTTCTTAAGAAGGGCCTCGGTAAACTGGCGCTGTATACCCAAGAAGGGGTTTCGTTACACAGCGACGTCGACAGCTGGCTTCTTCTTCTTTGGCGCTTCTTCAGGGCGTAAGAAGAAGAACAGCGAGCCGGCGGGGCGTCTTGCACCCTAGCGTCAAAGAAGGGCCTCGGATCGACAGTTTATAAGAACCGTAAGAACACTAAGACCGCTATTTCCGACTGAAAATCGTGCAATATGGGTCGGAGCACGAACTTTGCTTTTCATTCCATAGTAAGGGGAACGATTTAGCGTTCTTCCGGTTCTTATCGGTCTTGGAGCCTATCAGGATTAGGGTCACAATAAGAACTATAACTCTACTTTACAGTTCTTCTTATAGTTCTTATGGTTCTTACTTCTTCTTTACCAAACCCACCAAAGAACCGCAAAACTATCAAATTTTGGCCGTGAAAAAGGGCACCCGAAGGCACCCTTTTGCGGTTCTTCCGCCACTACTAACTTTCCCACTGCCCGCTTTCGCTGCTCTCAACTTCATTTTGCCACTGCTTATAACGACTCACGAAATGCCGCGCTTCAATGTGGAAGTCGTCAAGATCATCATGAAAGTGGGTCCAGTGAAACCCTTCTGCATAGGTTCGAATCTGCTTAGCCGTGAGCCCTGGCATGAGCCAAACCCGGTCCCAAAACTGGACCCCGTGTTTGCCTGTTCTGCGGAACCGGCTTTCCAGCGCTGTACCGCCACCCAGGCGCGTGAATCCCATAGACTCAAGAGTGTTTGAAAAGTTGCGGCGCGTATGGGCGTCCCCTCCTGATAACTGCTCTGCCAACCGTTGCTCGTACTGATTAATACTGCTGAACGCCCGCGTGATACTAATCAAATCCGATTCGTACATCAAAGGGGACGTTACATCAAAGGGATTACATGGCTGGTCCAGCGCTCGGGCTATTGCACAGTGTGGCCAGGAATCGTTTTGCATCTCCATCTCTTTAGTGGCAGCTGTCTTCAGTGGTTCGTTTGGGTCGAACGGCGTGTTGCGCCAATCCCATTCCTTGAAGAAGTAACGCACCGCTGCTTTGTTGTCCTCATCGTCCAACCAGTCGCACAGGTTGTCATAATAAGCCCGCTCCAGCTGACGCTTCGGCCCTTCCACCATCACATAGCGGCGGTCACCGGGTTCCAGCTGCATGCGGTCTTCCGGGTTGCGAAAGGCTATCTTGAGACTAAAGTTCGGCACTTCCTGGTAGTCTTTCTGCATGGCGCGGCGCTGCACGTTCGGGTTAGCAGTGTACTTCTTCAAGAAGTTGTACACCGTGTCGCCGCCGTCGCGTTTGGTGGGGAACTTGAACTCTTCAAATACGTCAACGTGCGCGTTGCTAATCCAACCCTTCTTGTCGTCCACCAGCATCTCAGCGGTGACTTCCTGCACATTGGACTCACCGAAGATGGCAGCAAACACACGCTCCCGCAGAATCGACTTACCAATGCCCTTGCCACCCTCAATGATGAACATGTACTTAATCAGCTTGCCCGGTTGCTGGTACGTGTAAGCAATCATGCTGATGAACCAATCGCGCTCGGCCTTGTTGGGTATCAGGTACTCAAGGTGTTTGAGCAGCGGTTTGACGTTGCCCTTGGTGATGTCGCCACGCGGCACACGGTAGCGGTTGAGGTACTTGACATCCTTGTATTCGTACACATCGTTCTCAGGCTTGCCTGGGTGGTAGCCCTTGGCCGAGGCAGTGAGCAGCAGCCGCTTGTCAAAGGCGTATTCACGACCTAACTTAAGCTCTGCGAACACCGCAAAACCGACGCGCTCGGCGCATTGGTCGTACAGCTCTGCAATGAGGTTCTTAAACGCCGACTTGGGCCGAGGCGTGCCGTCTTCCAGGTCAATGAGGCTGTCGTCCGACAGAATCCACACATACTTTTGCAGGTGGCGCTTGAGCAGCTTGTCAACGCGCTCGCGCACTTCATTAAGTTCTTCCGCATCACGGGCAACCACTTCCTCGGTCAACTCTTTATAGTGTTCCTGCACACTTTTAAGAGTGACACCGCGACGTTGCTTAATCAGGTCGAACAACTCTTTGCGTTCCGCCGGGTTGAGCTTGTCCTTGCTGTTGGCCAACTGCGACATGACCGCGTCGTACACTTCCTTGGACTCAAGGGGCGACGACATAATGGAACTGCGGTGGTGTTCGTAGCCGAATGCGTTGTTGTTGCGCTCGAACGACACCCAAACGCGGCGCAGGCCATCCAGCTGTTCTTCATCAAGCGGTTCATCCAGCTTGTCGTTCATGGCCTCAATCTGGACCATAATGTTCTCAAGCGACTCGCCGTTATCCTTCTGCCAGCGCATGAACCCCACAAACTGGTTGTGCCGCTCGCCAGCTTCAAACTGCACGCCGGGCTTCATTTCAGCGGGTGACACCGCGTAGCTGCGACCTGGGTTTGTGCCAGCCATCATCTTGCCAATGGCCAATGCTGTTTCCGGGTCCAAGTGCTCGCCCTTGGTGTTTGCCCAGAAAATAGCCTCATCGGCGCGGTCTTCAGGGGCGCTGTGCCAGTACATGGGCTGCGACGCCACCTTTGAACACTCATCGTAGGTCTGCGCCACGCCTAAGAACTCGGCAAAGCCCAACACCACAAACGGCTGGTCACGCGGGCTCACCGGCTCTTTATATGGAACCACCACGCGAAACTTATTTTCCTTGCCGGCGGTCAGCGGGTCGTAGCTGAAAGTTGTGTACACCGCGTAGGCCAAGCCCTCGGCGTCCAACTTGTCACGAATTTCCTCAGGCGGCGGGGCGTCCGGGGAGTCAATGTCCAAGACCACGCCGTAGAAGGCTTCAACACCGTTGTTGCGGCGGTGCATTTCACCGTTCTCGGCTTTGTCCGTGAAATTGGCGAACACAAAGTAGGGGCACAGCTCCTTTTTCTTGGCAATTTTGAGCTTAGACAATGCGGCTGCGACATCTGCCCACGTTACACTCCTAACCTTTACGGTTGCGTGGACCTTCCGTTTTTCTACTCCCTTGACGTTCTCAATGTGCTTAATCCCATGCCACAATTGTGGCGCTGTCGCAATCTTAAGTGCCGGGACACCTTTACGCGCATCAGTCATACTTCGCTCCGTTGTGACTCATTCGGACGGGTTGTAACGTTGGGGGTACACGCCCGCTTAGGTTGCTCCACCTAAGCGGGCTTTTTTATGCCCGTCTTACAGTGGTTAAGTGCCGGGGAGTATACAGCTCGGCGCTGCCTTTGTCCTATCCTCATGCCCTGCCCCGCTTACACACTGCCATTCCTTAAGACTATTTATACACGGGTGCCGCCCACGGCCTAACCGTTGCCGGGTGCTTACACAAACTGTGAAGAAAAGAGCAACAACCGCTTGACAAGTGAAGAAGAACGGCACAAACTTGCCGCACGTCTTCGACGTTCCCCGGCGCTCAAGCCGACCAACTGAATATGGAGCAACAACATGTCCCTGCAACTCGGCCTCATCGTCCTGCCATCCGACACCGCTGAACTGAACAAAGTCCTGGAAGCGCTCTCCAAGTTGGGCGTTTCTTCCGTCGCTGCTCCTGCCGTTGTTAAAGCTGCTGCCGGCAAAGGCAAAACTGCCCCGGTCGTTGAAGAAGAACCGGAAACCGAAACCCTGCCAGCCGTGACCGCTGACCAAGTCAAAACCGCCATGACCCGCGTTCGTGACGAACTGGGTGACGAAACCATCACCGAACTGCTGACCGCCTTCGGCGCCACCAAACTGAAAGACGTTGCCAAAGACGACTGGTCGGCCCTGGTTGCTGCCGCCAACGCCGCGCTGAACCCTGCCGCTGGTTCGGGTGACGACGATGACGGTTTCGGCCTGGACGACGACGGTGATGACGGTTTCGGCCTGGACGACGATGACGGCGCAGCTGAAGTTGATGCTGAAGAAGTCAAAGTCAACGTGCAAACCTATGCCAAGAAGCATGGCAAGGAAAAGGCTCAGGCCATCCTGACCAAGCACGGCTTGAACACCGTTCGCGGTCTGGCTTCCGCTGCCAACGACGTGCTGGCCAAAATCAACGCCGCCGCTCTCAAACTGTAACCCACCCAGTCGTTACATAGACTAACAAAAGCCCGGCCTCAGTGCTGGGCTTTTGCCGTTTAAGAGTTGACGTTTATACAGCAATGTGCTATATTCAGCGTTCAACTTACACGAGGATTGTATCATGGTACTCACTTGGGTTTTCGCTGTTTGTCTGCTGAATGCACAAGGCGAGTGCCGCGCCTACATTCCGCAGAGCAATTTTGCCTACCTCCCGCTTGAACAGGCGCATGACAAATGCACTGACCTGCTTAAGATGATGGGCGGAGGCAACCGCAAGAGCGGCCAAATTAACGTGTGCGTGAAAGCGTACCAGTACGATGAGACATTGGGGGCGTATAAATGAGAGCATGGCTGTTGCACTGGCTACGGGTGTTCTTCCCGTCGGTTAGCCTTCCGCAGAACCCGCACCTTAAGCGCAAAGCTGAACGCCGGGCGCGCTACAAAGAATTGCAACGCAAAGCATTCGAGGGTGGTCACAAATGAACAAGACCCCTGAACAAGTACTGCGGGAAATACAAGAAGCGTGCGAACGTATGCGGCTTGCCGGCGCACCCGCTGTAACTGAACTTAAGATCATCCGCAGCGAATACTTGCCAGCGGGCACCATGGTTGTTGCCCCTGACGTATACGCCATGTTTCAGCAAGTCCCAGGGAAGCAACCATGACCCTTAAAGCTGATGACCGTTGTAAATGGCCCTTTGTGGCTGAAATAGCTACAGTTCCAGTTGTGTATCTGGAACTCGGCGGTAAAATGGTGCAAGTGCTGGAGCTTAAAAACAGCGCTCCGACTACTATGTTGGTGAGTAGCGACATGTTCGAAGCCATGCTAAAGGAGTTGCGCAATGGCAAAGTCGCCAGCAAAGAAGTCTAAGCCAGCTGGCCCCAGCGGGCACAAACGCTTCGGCGCGTCCAACTCCAAACAGTGGTTGACTTGTACCGGCGCCCCCGCCCTGATTGAGTCGCTGCCACCCCACGAACGCAAGCGCTCTGACACCATTTGGAGCAAGCGCGGCACATGCGCTCACGCCGTTGGTGAAATGTCACTGATTTCCTACACCAACAACCCCGCGCATGCGACTGAACCGGAAGACTACCTAGGGCAGCTCGTTGAGGGCGTAGTAGTTGACCAGGAAATCGTTGACGGTGCTCAAGTCTACGTTGAGTGGGCACGCAACATCATTGACAAGGCCGACCACGTTGAGATTGAGCGCGGCGGCAGCCTGTACAACTACATCACCAGTGTGCAAGGCGAGACGGGCGAGTTCTTATCGCTCAACGGCAACGACTACGGCGGCACGGGTGACTTTGTCGGCGCGCAGATGTTTGGCACGCTGGACGTAGGGGACTACAAAAACGGGCGTGGCTATGTAGACGCCAACGGCAATACGCAAATGCTCATCTATGCGCTTGAAGCGTTGGTCGGCCTGGGTGCTGAGTACGACTTTGACGAAGTGCGTATGACCATCATCCAGCCCAATGGGCCGGGCGAATCCATCCGCCCCTGGACGGTGACGCCTGAGTACGTGTTTGAATGGGCAATGACCGTACTGCTCCCAGGCGCAGAGCGGGTGATTAAAGCCATTCACGACTTCGCGGATATACAAAGCGCCGAAGATGAGCAGGATTGGGCGGCATCGTACCTTGTCGCAGACCTGGAAGGGCATTGCCACTTCTGCCCAGCCAAGCCCCGCTGTGTTGCGGCGCTGAACTCAACTTGCGACAACGCACTGATAGAGTTCGAAGAAGTCATTGACATGCTTGGCGATGAGCCTGATTCGCTGGCGTTGCGGTTGCCAAACCTGGCGCTCATCACCCCCGAGCAAGAGGCGTTGCTGTTACAACACGCTGATGGCATCATCGACTTTATCAAGGCAGTGCAGGAGCGGGCGCATGCAAAAGCTGAACGGGGCGAGCGCATCGAAGGCTACAAACTGGTTGAGAAAGGCGGCGCCCGGCGCAAGTACATTGCCGCTGATGATGCGATTAAGACCGAATGCAAGAAGTTGGGCCTTGTACCGCATGACTATATGGATGCGCCAACTCTAAAAAGCCCCGCACAGCTGGAGAAGTCCTTTAAGGCCAAGGGTGTAAACCCTAAACTGGTCAAGGTGTTCATGGATAAGCACGTCGGCAAAAACGAAAGCGGTGTTGCGTTGGTTAAGGAATCCGACCCGCGCCAGCCTATCCAGTGTAAGCTTGAGCATGAGTTTGCGCACTTGGTCGACAAACCGGACGACTGGCTGGAATTGTAAAGTTGACAACCGCACCCTGCTTCGGTAGAGTGCGTGGCTCAAGGGTGTGAAGGTCTTCGGACTTGCCACCTTGGTTGGCGGACCACAAAAACCGTTAGCCCGGACGGGGGCTCTAGAAAGTGGTTTAACCCACACCGCCCAAACCCGAACGTCAGTGGTTATTGCGAAAACGGGTGCAACAACGGTGTGGTAGGGCACCGGCCAGCAATGGCAACGACGGCAAAACACTCGTCCTGAAGCGTCGTCACCTACCAGCCCTTAAGTGGGAGAAAGCAGCGAACCCGCGAATACGCGAACCACACTATACAGAGAATCAGACCATGGCAGATGCAAAACCAAATCCCCGTCGCGGCCTCCTGGGCCCAGTTCGTGGCTCGTACGTAGTACTGGCCAACCCAAAAGCGAACGACCACGGGGAATTGCGTTACTCCCTCCAGATGTTGTTCCCCAAGAAAGACAAAGCCCTCATCGCCAAAGCTGAAAAGCTCATCAAGGCGGCTATTTTGGCCTGCCCGCTGGCTCAGGGCGACCCGGAAAAAGCTCGCAAGTTGTGGAACAACCCGAAGTTCGGCAAGCCTATGCGTGACGCCGAAGCCGAGGACCGTGAAGGCGCTGAATACAAAGATCACTTGTTCGCCAACGTCGGCACCAACGACAAGAAAGGCCGCCCTGGCTGCATCTTGAAGAACGGTACGAAAATTACCGACGCCGACGAAGTCATGGACCACTTCTACAGTGGTGCGTGGTTCCAGGTTTCTGTTACCGCGTTCTACTACGACAACAGCGGTAACAAGGGCATTGGTTTCGCGCTGAACAACGTCATGAAGTGGAAAGACGACACCCGCCTTGACGGCAGTGTTGATGCTGAAGACGAATTTGCTGAGCTGATTAGCGAAGACGATGAAATCCCTTTCGGTGACGACGACGGTTTTGGCGACGATGAGCCGCCGGCCCGTGGCAGTAAGACCAAACCCGTCAAACAGGCAGCGACCACCGCTGACGACGATGATTGGGGTTTGGACGACTAAGTAACCCGGCAATACATTAATCCCTGCTTCGGCGGGGATTTTTGTTGCGCGTTTAACAGCCGTCGTTTATACTGGCCGGACCTCCCGCGCTGGTATGCTATATGGAGCATTCATGAGTAGCCACAACCCGAAGCTACAGAAAGCCATTGAAATGGCCTACAACCCCCGACAACGCCACGCGCTGGATATCCTCAATACGCGTATTGAAGACGCCAAACGCCGCTTGGCTGCCCCGCGCAAGATCATCGACTTTGAAACCCGCTGCCTCATCGACTTGAAGAAGGTTGGTGCGTATAAGTACAGCCAGCATAAGAGCTGCGAAGTACTTATGATGAGTTACAACTTGACTGGCAAACCCGGTGACACAAAGTTGTGGCAAATGGGTGACAAACCACCCCAGGGCCTGTTCACCATGCTTAAGAGTGGTGCCATCATGGGCGCCTTCAACTCTTATTTCGAGTACTGCATCTGGAAACACGTCTGCGTTGCCAAGCTGGGCTGGCCGGACATCGAACTCGAGGACATGATTGACGTAGCCGACAAGTGCAAGGCCCTGGCGCTGCCGGCGGGTTTGGCGGATGCTGGCGAAGTGCTGCAACTCGACATGCCTAAAGATGAGCGCGGCAAGGCTCTTATCGGGCTGTTCTGCAAGCCCAAGAAAGACGGCACATTTAACGACCGGGACACGCACCCGGTTGAGTGGCAGGAGTTCTGCGAATACGCCATTCGCGACACCGACGCCGAACTTGAAATTGATATCATGCTGCCTGACCTCAACCCCCTTGAGCAGCTGACAGCATGGCTAACCAATCGCATGAACTGGCGCGGCATCTACATTGACCAAGGCGCAGTGCGGGCAGCTGATAAGCTTGCGGATCAGGTCAAGGTGCAGTACAACGCCGAGGCCGCCAAGCTCAGCGGCGGTGCCTTCCTCAAATGCACCCAACGGGCCAAGGTAAAGGCGTGGCTGGCGTTGCAAGGGCTGGTGATGCCCAACATGCAGGGCAAGACCATCACCAAATGGCTGCGCAAGGACTTGAAACCTCATGTTCGCCGCATGCTTGAGCTGTACACGGTGGCCGGTTCCTCATCAGTTGCCAAGTTCAGCTCAATGCTCAACTACGTCTGCGCTGACGGGCGGGTGCATGAGCTGCTGAACTACCATAAAGCTAGGACCGGGCGCTGGGGTGGTAAGGGTATACAGATTCAGAACTTCCCGCGCCCCGTGCTGCCCAAGGGCACCGACTACGAAGACGTGTTGCGCATGCTCAAGAAGGGCAGCGTGGCAGAGCTGGAAGCCTACGCCCGCAAACTTGAGGCCATGGATAAGAAGAACCGCACCGCCAAAGGCAAGGCTACATGGTGGACGTTCAACGTTATGCAAATCCTCACGTCCAGTATCCGGTCTGTGCTGTGCGCCATGCTCGGCCACCACTTCAAGAGCGCTGACTATTCGGCTATTGAAGCGCGGTTCTTGGTATGGGAAGCCGGTGACGAACGCGCCTTGCAGTTGTTCCGCGAAGGCAAAGACGTGTACCTTGACATGGCGGCTGAAATCTACGGAGTGCCGTTTGACACGCTCGACAAGGAGTCAGACGAACGACCGCTGGGCAAGGAAACCATTTTGGGCGCGGGCTACGGCATGGGCCATGAGAAATTCCAAACCCGCTGTGATGAGGTAGCCAACATCCAGATTGACATTGCTATGGCGAAGAAGTCAATCAACACCTACCGCACCAAGTACAAAAGTGTGGCCGGGCCGAACGGGTTGTGGAAGAAGTTAGAAGCCGCAGCCAACGAAGCCGTTATGCACCCAGGTCGGGTAACCGAGTATCGGGGCTTCAAGTACAAAATGGCCAAGTACGGCAAGATGCCCATTTTGCTGTGCCGTTTCCCGTCGGGGCGTTGCACTGGCTACCCATACCCGCGTGTCGTTGAGATTGACAAGTGGGGCAACGGCAACATGATGTATGAGTTGCGCTACATGGGCCACGACAGTAAAACCCATAAATGGGTTGAGTTGAGCACCTACGGCGGTAAGCTCACGGAGAACAACACCCAGGGCGGCAGCCGCGACCTGATGGCGTTCGGTATGTTGCTGCTCGACTGCGTTGGCTACTTCCTCATCATGACCGTACACGATGAGGCGGCCAGCGAAGATGAGGACGATTTCGGCAGCCTTGAGGATTTCGAAATGCTGCTCTGCACCCTCCCGCGTTGGGCGGTGGGGCTCCCGGTAACAAGTGAGGGTTGGCAAGGCCCGAGGTACAGAAAATGAACAAGGAATTGGTACGTGTTATGGCTGATATATCAGCTGTAAACGCTGAAATTGAAGGCATGAAGGCAATGAACGCCGTTGCTGCACTGCGGAACGAATATCCTGTTTATACTCATGACGACTTCTTCCGTGTGTCCGAACGGCTGAATATACTCGGGCAGGAGGCCATTCAATATGGCTAAGGCTAAAGTTGAGAAAATCGTTGAAGACCAGTTCGTTGAAGAGGCGTTTCGGCGTGGCTTCCTAGCGCTGAAAATGGAAATCCCAGGCTGGCGCAACTGGCCTGACCGTCAAGTGTTGCTGGGCCATGGGTACGTGTACTTCATTGAGTTCAAGCGTCAAGGTGAAGTGCCTCGGCCCGGCCAGCTGCACCGCCATGACAAACTGCGCGAAAAAGGCTACAGTGTCTACGTGTGTGACACCTTGGCCGACGCGCTTGAGTCGTTGGAAATTGAACTTGGGAAGATGGCGCTAATCATATGAAGACGTTCGTACCTCACATGTATCAGGTGAAGGCTATTGCATTGGGGGTACGACGCGCTAACATGGCGTTCTTCTTGGACCCAGGGATGGGCAAGACCAGCATTTTCCTACGCATCCTCAAGAACCTCATACGCATGAAGCAGGCCAAAGCCGCATTGGTGGTCGCACCGCTGCGCCCCTGCTATACCGTGTGGCCTAAGGAGGTTAAGAAGTGGACGTTTGCCCTTGGCATGAAAGTGCGAGTGCTACACGGCCCGAACAAGTTATGGGAGTTGAGCCAACCGGCGGATATTTATGTAATCAACCCCGAGGGGCTCAAGTGGCTCTTCACCGTGGCACTCAAGGGCAAACGCAACTGGCCCTTTGACGTGCTGGCGGTTGATGAGTCCGGCAAGTTCAAGAACCCTGACAGCGCCCGGCTGAAGATCCTCAAGCCTCGGCTGCCCAAGTTCACCCGCCGCTACATCTTCAATGGCACACCAGCGCCAAACGGCCTTGAAGACTTGTGGGGGCAGTTCTTAATTGTCGACATGGGTGTTAAGTTTGGCAAGACCATCGCTGATTATCGGTTGCAGTACTTCAAGCGCGCCGGGTACAAGGGCAAGGGCTACGAAATCGCGTCAGACCGGCACAAGGACTTCATCTACCGCCGCGCCGCTCATATGTGCATCGTGATGGAAGCCAAGGACTACTTGGATATGCCCGAGTTGGTGCTAGTCCGGCGTGAAGTGCAGCTACCCACCCAGGCGCGGCTGCACTACCAACAGGTGGAAGAGGAACTGTTCACTGTTATCGCAGAGGATGGCATTGAAATTAAGAACTCGGCGGTTGCAACGGGTGCTTGCCGGCAGGTAACAGGCGGAGCGTTGTATCAACCGAGGCAAGAGGGTGAAGCGCCTGTGCCGCAGCACCGCCGCCCATTCTACAAACTGCATGATGCGAAGACCGAAGCCCTGATTGACCTGATCGATGAGCTACAGGGTAAGCCGCTGTTGGTCGCCTATGACTTCCATCACGAACTTACCCGCATAAGAGAAGCCGTAAAGAAGGCGTTTAAGTACGACATCGCACACATCGGCAGCGGTGTTACCCCGCAACAGGGTATAGCCATTGAGAACGCATGGAACAAAGGCCAAATAAGAGTGCTGGCCGGGCATCCGGGGAGTATCAGCCACGGCCTTAACTTACAAGAAGGCCCAGGTGCTGACATCTGTTGGTACACCCAAACCTGGGACTTGGAACGATACTGGCAGTACATACAACGGCTTTGGCGCCAAGGGCACAAGGGCCGGTGTGTGCGGGTCCACCACTTGATAGCTACCGGGACTATCGATGAAGTGATGATGGACCGCCTTGATATAAAGACGCGGAACCAGGCCGACTTCAAGACAGCCGTTACCCGCTACCGCAACATGAAACTCAGCGCATAAATCCGATCAGCGGTCGACGAAAGTGGTGGACAACCCCACCGCCGTCGACCAGAATTCGTTTTGCAAGACACCTACTCAACTGGAGATTCACATGTCCGCCACGCTTACCGCTGCAACTCACTACCACCCAATCACGAAGACCTTATTCGAGTTGGGCAAGTGCGGCTTCTGCAATGTAACCGCCGCGCTTACTCCGCGCATTCAGGACTCCATGCCAAGTGGCTCCAAAATTTGGGGCGAAGAAAAGTTGCCAGCCCGCGAAATGTTTGCGGAAGACGGGGAAACCATTTGCTGTAGCGTCTGCGAAGGGATTCCGTACTACATTGAAAACGTGAAGTCGGAATGGGCAATCATTCACCGGCAAACGCAAACGGTGGCTGGTATGAAAAAATCAGAGAAAGGTGCAAGGGAAGCCTGCCGGTTGTTAAACAACCCGCCGGCCAACGACAGTACCCAAGTTGATGTAAACGCGGTGGTGGAAGGCGACTTGACAAATGCTTCCACGGCCATTAGACTCCCCGGCATGGTGGTTATCCGGCTCGCTGGCGACTTACCAAACGGGTTGAAACGTGGCACCCACGTACAAATCCCGATTGACCGCTTAACCTCACTCATTTCAGAAATAGGAGCTACACCCATGGCTAAGCCAACTGATGGTCGCAAAACCGCTAAAGACCTGATCCGCGCCCTCATCATCAAGAAGCGCACCGACGACCAAATCATTGCCGAAGTCCAGGCCGCGTTCCCTGAGTCCAATGCCGACAAGAAGCATTGCACCAAGTACCGCCGCGAACTGTTGGTTGAAGGCCTGATTGGCGCTGACCTTGCCGCTGTCGGCAGCCCGGACCACAAAGAATGGGCAGCTGCCAACCCGGCCCTGGCCAAGAAAGGCCCGCATGGCGAGTACCACAAAGCCGCCGCCGAAGCCGCGAAAGCTGCACCGGTTGCTAAAGTAGCGCCGGCCAAACCGGTTGCGAAGGCTGCGCCAGTTGCCAAGGCCGCTGCAAAGCCGGCCCCAAAGCCAGCAAAGGCTGCGTCTGCAAAACCTGCCGCGAAAGCTACCCCGGCGCCTGTATCGAAGCCTACCACCGCCGCCAAGAAGCCCGCCGCAGCCAAAGCAGCGCCAAAAGCTAAGGGCGCTGCCGCAAAGCCCGCTGCTCAAGCTGGTACGCTTGATCTCTAAGCGGCTACGTATCAGGGTGCGCGGTCACGACGCCGTCGCCCTGATCCGGCATTACCCTGACGACTTCATATGTGTGGTGGAGGTCGTCACCGATGTCGGAAGAGCCCTCTCAACCTGTCGCGCAAATATGTGGCGGTGCCTAGCCGCCTCCCTCGTTACGAAGCTATACAACGAATCACCGGGGCGCATTAAGCTCTCCAAAAGCTGGCTGCAACTGTAACACCCCTCCCGACTCAACTGGATATCGCATGCAAGTTATCGACGTTACTCAATCCCGTGCTGTATCCGCTGTGCCCCTATATAGTGCTAAACCCGGTCGGGTCGTCTGCTTCGCGGACCTGGAAGGCGTGAAGAACTATTACCTTGTACCAAAGTGGACTAAATTGGAGGCTGCGCAAATCTGCGTTCCGGCGGGCAAGCGTATGCTTACCAATCTGGAAACTGGGCGCGTAGTGTTCAAAAGTGAAACGCTCATGGTATACTTGACCAGCTGTACCGCTGAAGCCTATCTGCGCAGCGCTTAACCCCTACCCGCAAGAGAGCCCAAAACATGCAGACGTTTAAAATGTATGACGTAACGCCGTATCGTGGTTTGACATTGCTGCAACTGTTGAAGCAATTTCACGACAAGTTTGGCACCCCCTACGATGAGGCACCGCGCCACTTGGGCCGGGCTGAATTGGAGTTTCGTTTGGTGTGCCACACCGAGGAAGCGAACGAATACCTGGACGCGGTCAGCGAAGGCAATTTGGTTGAAGCCATCGACGCGCTGGGTGATGAAATCTATTTCCTTACCGGCACTGCGCATCGTCAGGGCTTTATGGATCTGGTAATCCCAACAATCAACATGGTGCCAATGGACGTTGGCCCGCGCTTCTTGCCGCTGGCTGCACAAGAGCTGCGCCGGGTGCGCCATAACGAAGTGTTGAAAGAATACGAAGTGCGCGCTCGTACCGGGGAGCTGTGGCAACAGAAGTTGGCGCTGAAAGAAGCGCTCAACACTTTCTACCGCACTGCAATGATGCACGGCTTCGACATCCAGGAAGCGCTGCTACGCATCCATGCGGCCAACATGGCTAAGGACGTTGACCCGGCCAAGCAACGCCGCACCAAAGCGCTGGCGGAAGAAGGTATTGACGCTGCGCCAATGCTGGAAATCACTAAGCCCGATGGTTGGCTAGCCCCGTACTTGGGTGATTTGGTTGGTCTCGGCCCGTACGAAGCGCTGGAAGAAGAGTTCGCCAGCATTGAGCGCGGTTACCTCACCCCACCTTGCCCGGACTTGTCCAAGCTGCATGGTCTGGTTACCATTGACGGCCCTGATGCTAGCGGCAAAAGCACCTTGGCTGCTCGTATCGCAGAGCTGACCGGCGGGCAGGTTATTCACTTGACCTGGAGCCCACGCCTTGAAGCTGTGATGGACGAATACCGTACTTCCGCTATCAAGTACGCGGCAGTGCTGGCCCAGAACGGCGTTGTTGTGCTGGAACGGCCTTGGCTCTCCCACCCGGTTTATGCAGAAGTGTACCGCGACGGCGCTTATCAGGCTGAACACGTTCACAACTGGAAGAACCTCACAGAGCATAACGCACGACTCAACATCGTCGCGCTGCCGGGCTGTTCCAAGGAATGGCTGAAGAACTACCTCCTGATGTGCAGCCAGCGTGATGAGTTGCACGGGCCAAACGCCGGTAAGGCTATGGCGGTTTATGAGGGTTTCCGTGACGCCTTCAGCGGTGACGCGGGCCCCGAGCGGCAGCCAGCGTACAACGTTGACGTGTACGACATGCAACAGTACCCAAACCCTGTTGACATCGACACCTTCATCCTGAACAATGTTGTGCCGCATCTCACCCCTAAGGAGCTGTAATCAGATGGCCTCTCTTGAAGACCTGAAAGTCAACGTAGCTCATATCCCCGCGTTCAGTCATGGGATTGAGTTCCTGTACCCGCGCACTGAAGACGGCCCTTCACTCTACGCGCTCCTTGAGGCTTCCTGGACGGTGATGGCGCTCATCCAGGGCATCCGCACTAAGGTTTGGGAAGCTGATATGTCAGTGCCCAACCCGGTTGGCGCTGCCTGGGCCAAAGCAGGGCTCATCGAAGTTCGGGAACAGCTCGCCACGCCTGACACTGATTATGCCCAGTACGCTGTACTCACCCCGGCTGGGCGCCGGGTCATTGACTGCGGTGGCTTGCTGGAGTATGAGTTCAGCATGATGCAACAGCAGCTGGACGGCAACCTCAAGACCAGCCCAGCTAAGTACGAAAAGCTGCGCCAAGGACTGGATAACTACGCGGTGGCCTTCCTACCCGACATGCGCCGCTGGGTAACACAGCAAATCGGCCTGGACGGTGGCAAGATGTTCGATTTCTGCGGCGGTACTGGCGGCTATCTGCATGAGTTCCTGCGCACTTGGCCACAAGCCAACGGTATGCTGTTCGACAGAATGCCGGGCGTGCTGCAACCCGCAGACGTGGTGCTGCAAATGGGTGTCAAGCAAGGTGACGCCATGGCAGATGACCGCTTCTTTAAAGAGCAGGCCGGCGCCTACGACATTGTGTTGATGAGCGAGATCCTGCACTGCAAAGGTCCAGTGGAACGCCACTTCCTGCTGCGCCGCGCCAAGTCGCTGCTCAAGCCAACCGGCGTGTTGTTGGTCATCGAGCAGTACCCAAACCTGCGGTTAGAGTGGCGCATGACCGATATGACCGACGGCGGCCAATGCCTTACAGAACAGGACGTTTCCAACGAAGCCTGGGAAGCTGGGTTTCAACCGCATTCGGGCATTCACAGCCTTAGCCACTACGGTATCCGTTTCGATCAACGAGGTGAAGCATGAGTCAGTTGAAACCCCTTTCCATTTCCTGGGAAGACGTGTACCACGCCAACTTGATGCAGGCGTTCTTGGCCCCAGGCATGGAGCTGGTACACCATACGTTTGACCTCGGTATTCAGTGGGGTATTGATGACCGTAGCATCATGAACCCGCAGCGCGGTTTCCGCCGTGAGTTCTCCCAGGTTATGGCTGATTGGATTCTGGACGGCAAAGTGCAGGTCAGCGAAGCTATGTTGGCGCTCAACCCTAACGCCGCCAAGTTCGCCACCGTCCTTGATGACGAAAAGCACGGTTACCACGTTACCGCCTACGGCCCGCGCATCAAGTCGCAAATTCAGTTCGTTGTCGATGAACTGCAACGCTCCCCAGACAGCCGCCGGGCTTGCATCATGATGCTGGCCCCTTCTGACCAGTTCGTGGCTGAGGCCATGGCGGTTGAGGCTACCAAGTGCGAATACCTTTGCACCTACGGCTTCAACTTCCGGCTGCGCAGCGGGCGTTTGGACATGCACGTTGCCATGCGCTCCAACAACTACACCACGACCGTTTGCCAAGACGTGTATGTGTTTGCGGAGTTGCAAAAGCACATTGCCGGGTTGCTGGGTGTACCTGAAGGTCACTATTTCCACTTCACCACGTCGGGGCATATCGTTAAGGGGGAAGAAGCCAAGGCGGCTGCAATTCTCAACGCCTACCGCCAAACCGCGCCGTTTGTGGGGCAGTGGCCGAAAGAATGGCACGAAGCTTGGGATGCGTTCGAGGCTGTTGAGTGGGATAGATTTGAATGAAACTGGACCTCGTTGAAGCGCTTGCGCATGCCAACGGGTTTGCAGCGGTTGCGGGGGGTTGCCCCCGTGCTGCTGTTGCAACCTACCTTTATGACCGGGAAGGGATTCGCCGCACCCGCGCTGCTAACGTGCGCTTTGATGGCAAGTGTGATTGCAACGACGGCGCTGACACCCTGACCACTGCAAGCTCAACGTGCTGCGCCCAGCATAGTGAAGTGCGGGCTTTGATGACGGCAGCAAAGGAGGGCTGGTATCCGTTCTTGCACATGGCGCTGGTGACCCGACCGCCATGTATCAAGTGCCTGCCGTACCTCTTGGAGAGCCCCTTAGAAGTGCTGGCAGTTGGGCGGGAATGGCCTGACCGGGACGGAACCCAGACTATTTGGGAGAAGTTCGGAAGGGATTGGTGCTGGATAGACTGAAATGAAAAAGCCCCTCAAGTAGAGGGGCTTTTTATTGAACGTTAAACAGACCCCTTAGTCACGCGGGAGGGCCGAACTCTTCACCGTCGTAGGTGTCCCCGATTGCTACCTGGGAGTCGTCTGGAATCAAAACAACGAAAGAGCCCTCAGCTGGCTGCCAGCCGGGATTGCCGTCCCAAACGATCAAGTTCTCAACAACACCATCACGTACAACTGCATATCTTGCCATGTCATCACCACTCCAAAATTACAACACTCGGAGACCCATTGCCCCCGAAATTGCTGTTTGCGCCACCTGCCCCGCCTGCGCCGTAAGCGCCAAACGCAGCCCCTGGATAGCCCCCACCGCCCGGCAGTCCGCCGCCAAACACAGAATTGCCGCCGTTGCCGCTAAAGTATCCTGAACCACCCCCGTAGAAAGCAGCCTGCCCCGGCGCGCCTTGCGTATTCAGCGCGGCAAGCACGTTTGCCCCTGAGGTTACAGATACGCTACCCCCCAGCCCTTGCCCGCCTATAGGGGTGCCGCCGTTTGCGCCAAGAGAGGGACCGCCAGTGAAAACGCTTACTGAGATGCCGGCCCCGGCAATGGTGGTAGTACCTCCAGTATTACCGTTGCCCGTAGTCCCCTGCGCGCCGTAGGCGCCGAGTGTAATAGTCAATACTGCCCCAGGAGTAACAGCCAGTACCCCCTCGCTGTATGCCCCACTTCCAGCCCCGCCAGCAGCAGAGTTTGCTGCGTTAGAGCCACCACCGCCGCCGCCTGGGCCAACAGCCCGGTATTTAAGTTTTGTAACGTTTGCCGGGACTACAAATGAGGTGCTCACAGTCACCACTTGCATATTGGTTATGAGACTTTGAACCTGCGCAAGCGGCGTGGCGTGCTGGCTTTTTGTAGCGCTAACAACTTGGAGGGCGCCGCCCGTGCTAGCGACCAGCACCCAAGAGCCCCCGCCAATGGAAGTGTTATATTCGAGCACCAAAAGGCCGGTGGCAACGATTTCACCGCCTTGCAATGCCGTGTGGCCCGGACCAACAACCGCCACCCCGTTAAAGGTAGAAGCGCCAGTGTTGGGGTTCAATGCCTTCAACCCAACCTGCAATCCGTTAACGAGCACCAACGCGGGGGTATAAACACCAACATAGGCGTTGGCGACACCGGTATCAGTGGCGAAGTCCTTAACCCGTGCAAACAGATCTCGCCAATAAACGTTAGTGGCATTGAGGGCAGGCGGGGCGTTACCCAGGGTGTCCTGCAATGCAACGTAAATTGTGCCGTTTGCCTTCGCAAAGCCGCTGGTGTAATACTGAGTTAGCGCGTCGTATACGGGTACACCCTCTTGGTTTACATGCTTCTGGAAGGCAGAAATCTGTTGAATCATGCCGTTGAAATCGTCGTAGTCTGGAATTTCAGCGACAAAACCCAACGCTTGCTTGGCTGCATCAACAGGGGAGGCCAAGCCGCCGCTGGCCCATACGGTGTTGACATTTGGTTTTGCTTGACTAGGCATCATGAGCCCCCGTGATTAGGTAGTTGGGATATGTCTTGCGAAAGCGGCGCCGCTTCCTGGAACAGCAGGGTCACCAAAACCCCCGACCGGGAACGGCGCACCGTTAAAACCGAAGGCCTTACCCGCCGTAAAGTCACGTACATCATACGTTACGCCTGTTGTACGGGGCATAATATCCGCCCCAGTTAGTAGGTATTGTTCGTTTAGCGTAAGGCGGCGCCCGAACGCAATCCAGCCGTGGCCGGCACGGGGTTTAGCAGTCTGAACGTAAACCGGCGTGTCGTTGCCGAGGATTAGCTTCAAGAACGTTATGAGTTCATCGGGGGTGGAGCGGGCGTGATTTTTGAAGATGCGCGCCTGGATAAAGATCCGGTATTCGGGATCGGTTAGCGGCTTGTTGCCCGTGAGTGGCTCTCCCGGTGAGCGAAAACGCCCGCCCACTGCGGGGTCGAACGGACTGCCAAAGCTCTTGGCTTGAGGGTGTGGCGCGAAACCAAAGAAAGCAATGTTGGCAGCGTCTACGATACCCCGTTCTTGCCCCACCAATTTCCCAATCCGATCCAGGTTTTTGCCTTCCTGAGTGTCAATGTTTAGCCGGTCAGCGATGAGGACAAACAGCGAGTCAATTACGTCATGGTCGCACAAGAGCGCGCCGACGTACCCTTTGAGGTTCGTAGCGGCGCGGTACTCTGTTGCAATTTCGTCCTTGATGAGCTGAGTTACATTAAGCGGTTTAAGCTCCATGGTCAAGCCCCTACGGTGATGTTCGCAACAAGAAAGGTAGGATACTCCCGCACGGTCATTGGCAAGTTGGCCGTACCGGCGGGCGCAGGCGTGCGGGCAATGAACACGTCAGTGATATTGTGGTCGGGCACGGTGTTAACTGGGGTGTAAAGCTCAGTCCGCACCACGGTATCACCCATGAAGAAGCCCCGCCCCGGAACCAAATCACCGTTGGCGTAATCAACAATCGCTTGCTTCATATCCGCGTCGCCCGTTGCAGGGTAGCCTGGGAGCGTTGTACGATGAACCGCCACGTAAACCGACACCGCAACAGCGCGGGTGAAGGGTACAACTTGCAAAGTGCCTTGCTTGTCAATAGCGATACCGCTGGTGTTGCCTTGCCACCCGATGCCGAAGGGGTAGGTGTCCCAAATGGTCTGGGCAATGACGTTGGTATCACCCCCAATAACCACCGCTTCAAAGCTATGTGGTGTAAGACCGTTAGCGTCAACAACGTCAGTTTTGTTCTCAATGACGTCTGAACTTACCATGCCTGAAATATTGGCGAGCTTACCTTTCAGCGAGTCAATCATGTTTTGCGAATTGGTGCCGGTAGAGCGCGCCCGGCGCAACCGCAATTCAGCGTCTGTCTCAACGTCCCGCCCCACGATACCGACAGAGGGGTTGGTTGCCGAAATCCACCCGGCTTGGGGGGTGATGATCTTAGTGAAAGTGGTCGCAGCTACTTCGATTGGGCCTGTAATCGTCAGCGCAGCCGCAGCGTTGGCGGTGCCGTCCACCGCAAAGGTAAACGGCGCAGTAGTCAGCGCGGTCAGGCTGCCGTCTTCTTCCCCGATAAGCTGGCCGGCGGCTATAGTAACACCCGGCGTGCCTGTCAACGCCATAACCAGCATGGTAGGGGCGGGGCCCAGGCGCTCAATAAAGTTGAGTTTTACCAAGTTGGACAGGGTCGCAAAGGTCGCGTTGTCTGGATCAGTGGCGTTAACCGCGTACTCTGCAATTTGCCAAAGCTGGTCGTCAGAAAGGGCCATGAGTCCACTGATTTGGCCGTCCGCTGTTTCCGGGGCTAAGTTCAGGTCGGGGCCGAGCGCCGCCAACTGGGCTTGGTTCTTGTCCGCCAAAATCTCGGGCAAGCGTTTGCGTTCAAAACCTTCGGGAGTGTAACCAGCCATTAGATCGTTACTCCTTTGAAATTGTTAAGGGTGGCGCCGGCCACAACCCCGTAAGTGGTGTTGGCTTCAAACGCTACCGCAAGTTTTCGGGTTGTGCTGTTGAAGCTCATTTTGAAGTCCAACAACTCGTTGACACCGGGGGTCAAGATGATGACGGACTTCAGAATGGCCTCAACTTCCGCAAGGTTCATAGGCTTCACGAACACCCGCGTGAAATAAGGCACGCCGCTCGTAACCGCCCAAGAGCACTCACCGAGGTAGAACAGCAAGCGGCTGCGCACATGTTGCACCACTTCGGCGCCATCACTGACTAGCGCGATAGAGCGGCGGCGTACAAAAATATCATTGTTGCTATCAAGCGCCCGGCTTTTCATGACAGCTCCTTAAGGCGTTAAGAATGCAGGGGCGTGGTGTGCGCCCGCCGACGTTACCGTAGAGCCGGTGGTCACTGCGCCTTGCAACTGAGCTATCAACTGGACAGCCAAGTTTGCCAACGTTGTCAAGTTGCCCGTTACAATTGCCGCACCCAGCGTTGAAGTGTTACCCGTAAATTCAGTAAGGGGGCTGTCAAAGGTAAGCTTTGTACCTGCAAAGATCTTGGCCAACCCGCCTTTGCTGACCTGTAGGTAAGCGCTTTGATCCTCCACGCCCGCGTACAGGCTGGTCGGGTCAAAGTTTTGTATAGCGCCCGCTTTCGAGGTGGGGAACGGTACAAACACCCCGTCAGAGAGCGAATGGAAATGGGTTTCGCGGGGTGGGGCTTTAGCGCCGGTTTCTTTCCAGACGCTCAAACCCCGGTCGCTAAAGATTATGAGGCCTTCGTCACCAACGGCGACAGGGAGGGTCAGTACAAAACCCCCGGCCTTGAAGAACCCAATAGGTACACGCGGCATAATCGCGATGTCCTTTGGGATCTCCACACCAGCCTTGACCTGGACGTTTTGTATCTGCGGATCAAGCTCCACCCAGCCGTTAGCGAAGACCTTGGTCACCCGACCTATTGTCATGGTCCTGGTGTAAACAAGCGCCCCCCGAATGTGCTTCTGCGCGGCGGTCCCTCTAGTTTCGGAACTCATTTGTTGTGCCCCATGTAATCAAGTCGTAGTACCAGTCGATAGCGTTAGTGTCACCAGTCATGCGAATGTCCATGACTTTGTAAAATCCGTCAGCTGTGTTGCGCACTTTGCGGAATTCAATGCCGGCTTGGCCTAGCTGGCCGTATTTCGAACGCATTTCGACTTGCCTGCCGAGCATTATAGCCGGGTTCAACAATACACGGAAATCAACTCCCAGTTCTGTAATCACAGGGCTGCCTATGAGCCCGGTTGCTGGGGTGATGACGTAAGTGGGCTTGTCCTGCAAGGTCTGGCCGCGTGGTAAGGTTATAACCTCCCCTTCGACAATGTTCCAGTCAAAGTTATAGTCGCGGGCAAGTTGATCCATGACCCGCCTGGAGCTGCCCGACAACGTAACATCCGCCAAGTTCGTAGGCCAGTTCTGGTCAGTTACCAGGGAGCCCGGTATAACCCCTTCGAAGCTGTTGGCAACGTCGTTAATCATGGTAGCGGCGGGGGTGCCGGCGGTATAGGCTTTGGAAAACGTGCTGTCTTCCCAAGCAGCCGTGCTAGACTTCACGATTAACGAAAACTCCGACGTAGGAGTTAAGCGCGTCTTGGAGTAGTTCATAATGTTGCCGCGAAACAGCAACGCCTCAGCCCCAACGTACCCTCCGATCAAGTCTACGCTTGTATAGCGCTTGGTTATCTTCTGTATGTTGGCTTCCCCTAGGTTGCGTATGTTAATTCGCCCCCGCGCCGGGTAGCCTAGTAGTGTCTTTTGAATGCTGAAACTCATAGACAAGTTCTCCACTATAAGGAACTCGTCTGCGTTTGACAGTATCAACTTAAGAGCACGGCCAAACTGGTATTGGTCAGACATTTATTCCGTCCTCAGCAACAAGCTGTACCAGCACTACCCGCGCCCCAAGCTCTTTATAGGTGGCGTCCAGGGTGCTTTGGCCCAATGGAGCGAAGTACAACCCCCGAGGGATAAGCGGATTGGCGTGCCCGCGAAACAGCTCAGCTCCCATGACTGCCGCTTGACCCCGCACCAAAACAACGCCCGCCTGTGATAGCGTAATCGTCCATAGTTCAATACGAGGGTTATACACGAAAGTGAAGGTGTAGCGCCCCCGCCCCAGGTCGATATCAAAGGTAGTGCTTGAGGCCGGCGTTATATTGATTAGGTTCATGCGAAGAAGTCCCGTACAGATTTTTCAACTGAATCGACAAGCTTAGTGACCTTCTGCTTAAGCCCTTCTTTCTTTACCGGTTCGCCACCTTCGGCAATTTCCCCCTCTTCAAGGGCCGGGGCTGCTTCGTCATCACTAGTCACCAGCTTGACTTTGCGGACTTGGCGCAGCGTGGTGTAGAAATGCAACTTGCCCGCCGTCTCTTGGTCCACCATCACCCTGATGTTCAGGATAGCCATGTTCTGCCACAGCCCCATACCGGTCTGCACGTCGAAGGTTGAGCGTTCTTCCCACAACGATACAAGCGCCTGGAACGCAGCTAAACTGCGGCTGGTGGCGTCGTTCTCAGTTTCGGTGTCCAGCACTGCGTCTTTAAGGTAGTTGATGACCGTGCTTACTGTTTGCCCGATTTGCTCCAACGCCGCCAAAAGCCCCATAGGGGTGTCAGTGACTATGGCTTCCATGACGTAAACACGCGGCGACAGAATTATGTTGTCGCTAATCTCGGAACCCTCATCAACCGGGTGGTCTGTTATTTGGCTGCTCAGGTCGTACTGCTCACGGATTATGGCGTCCATCTCAATACCAGCGAACTCCCGGTCAGTGCCGATAAACATACGGGAAAAGAACGACATGGACTACCTCACTATTGCATCTTTGGCTTCATTGCCCATAAGGGTGTTTTGTTCTTCTTCGGCTTGGCGCATGATACTTTCAATTTCCGCTTGGCGCAGGCCGTTGAAGGTGTTGTTGATTGTTTTGTTGGCTGTTGAGCTGCCGCTAGCCGCCAAACCGCCTTGCGGGTCGTAGGTAGGTGGGAGGATGCCAGCCTTATCATTCAACACGTTTTGGGTGTAATCACGGGTTTCCTTGTACGGGATCTTCTTGATCCAATCAGCCATGGAAATCCCCCCGTTGCGCGGGTCGCCGTTTTGCTCAAGCCAGTTGTCAACCGACCCAGGCCCGGCGTTATAAGCCGCAACCGCTAGCCCTTCGCTACCAGTGTACTTGTCGAGCATTTTCTGCAAATACGCAGTGCCGAGGGTTTTGTTATATTCGGGGTCGCTGGTTAGGCGGTCCTTGTCGTAGGGGAGACCAAGTTCTCGGGCGGTTTCCTCTGCGGTCCCCGGCATGAGCTGCATAAGGCCACGGGCGCCTTTGCCGGACACCGCGTTAGTATCGCCAGCCGACTCCCGGCCAATCATGGCATCGCGTAGTGCGTTCGGGTTGCTATCAGGGTAATCTTCTGGGTGCGCCAGCTTGGCGGCTGCGTATTCAGCCTGCATGGCTTGGTTGTTCAAGTACGTAGTACTAGGCGACCAGCCGTCTTGGCGCCCGCTATAGCCAGGGCGATTCGGGTCGTTCTTGCCGGCGCGGGTGCGTGTAAAGTCCGTACCTTCTTCCAAGCCGATAAGGCCAAGGGCGTTGACCAAGAAATCGCCAACTTGGTCGGCAAACTCTTCATGGCCTGACTGTAGGGCCTTACCGCCTAAGTAGCCCCCAGCTGCGGCCCCTGCTAATAGCCCGCCACGCGCAAACTTACCGGCAGCTCCCGCCGCCCCCGCGAACCCGCCAGTCACGCCCCCGAGGATTTTAGCCAGCAAGCCTAGGGTGCCAATAAGCGCCGGTATGGCTACGATAGCCAACCCACCAATGACCTTGTCCCAACCCCCCATGCGGTCAATGAATTCGTCCATGATGGGGAAACCCTCATCCTGCACCCACTCAAGGCCGTCCTCTAGCACGATGAAGAATTTGGTGAACGTAGGCAGCGCCCGTTGCGCCAACATGTTGCTGGCGCCTTCAAGCCGCACGCCTGCCCCGTCCCAAGCGTCTTGGAACTCTTTGCCCTTCTTCGTCAAATCATCCGACACTTTGCCGAACTTCACGAACTCCTGTTGATAGGCACGCAATTTAGTGATTGGGGTATCCAGGAACTTGACATCAATACCCAGTTCACGCAACCCAGACTGGGCCGAAGCCCGGTCCAGGGTCTGCGCCTTCTCAATGATGCCGTCCAGGGCGTCGGAAACGTCTACTGCCCCGCTGGCGATACCCTGCCAATCAACGTCCAATTCCTGGAACGCACGAAAAGGCCCAGTGCCAGAACGCACGGCCTCTTGACTCGCCTGCTTTAGCCCTTGCAACATGCCCACTACAGCATTGCCGTCAACCCCCACCTTTTTGGCCGCAAACTGCCACTTTCCCATGGCCTCGGCGGACGTATCGATAGAGGTAGCAATGCGGTCGTTGTTGGCGGCCATCGCGCCTTGCTGTTTGGACAAGGCGAACAAGGCGGTGAGCGCCGCAGCGGCAGCGGCACTGAGGGCGTTGAGGGAGGATGAAATGCGTTCAGTTTGCTTTTTGTAGCGCTCCCCGTCTTCACCCTCGAACCGGAAGCCCAGCCCGACGATGAATTCTTCAATCATGTTGCTAGCCATTGCGTCTCGCCTCTTCCCGGTCGTGTGCTATCAGCGCTTCCTTGAGGTCTAGAAACTCGTGGAAGTCTTGCACATCATCAATGCTGTAGGTGCCGTCCTGCATCTCTTTCATGGTGCAGAGGCCGGCGGCTATTGGGCGCCAGATGAAGGGGTTGATGGTTGGGGCGACTCGTTCTGCGAGCTTAATTCTTTGGCCATGGCTAGGCGGAACTTGGCCATCAACCCTTCCAGCCCGCCGACGCCGAAAAAACTTTCGAAGTTCACACCACAAACCCAGAAGAACACCTTGTACATATCCGACAGGTATTCGCCCTGGAAGTGTGTATTGATAGCAATACGCTCCCCGTCGACTTTAGCGGTTGTCACCACTTCGGCCATCAGGTTGAAAATTTCTTGTTCGGTAGCATTGGCGAACAGCGCCCCGATTGCCCCCGCCATAGCCGCAGCCCGCTGGCCGCCGTCCATTTTGGAACTGGCAGTGAGCGCAGGAGCCATAACGCCAATTGCCCCGCCCAAAATCTTGGTCAAGCGCAGCTGGATGAGAAAGGCTTTCTCGGGGGGCATCTGGATGACGTAGTACGTGCGCCCGTTGATGATCTTTTGTTCGTCTTTTACAGCCATGGGGTAATGCTCCTAATAAGGTATGCGGCGCAGTTGCCTACGCCGCATTATAGCCTTAAACGTCCTGACCACCTTGCAACAGGAAGTCCATACGCTCAACGACAATGCTCCAAGCCTGGGAGCCCGTGGCAGTACCGCGTTGAACATCGGCGGGCTTGCGCAGATAGCCCCGGTTACCGGTGATGAGGTCACCACCGAGGTTGTCTTTGTACATAACCGCGATTGGCACGAACAGGCCGTTCTCAGCTGCCGACATGGCAATGCTCAAGCGGCTGTTGTCAGAACTGGTCTGCATCAACTTGAACACGATTTCGCCCGCACGGCTGGCGCGCATCCAAACAGCCATTTCCCCCTTATTACCAATTTGGTGGCCCATGCTGTCTTCCAGCCGGCGCATAACGATAGAGTCGTCAGACTCATCGAACCCGGTTACCTCGATCCCGTCCAGGATCAAGGTGGTCTCTTTAAAACTGTAAAATTTCATGGCTGCCCCTTAGCGCTGGAAGTTGCCGATAATGTCGATACCGTGAATAGCGCCGGCACCGATACAGGTGAAGGAAATTGGCGGGGCTTGGCGGGCTTCCTTATCCGATTGGTTGTGGTCCTTCATCGGGATGGTAGAAGTCACGTAACCCTTCGGCAGATAAGTGCCGTCCAACAAGAAGCCCGGCGCCAAGAGGCCGTTGTTAACACCCTGGTCAAGCCCTTTCTCGACCATTTGTTGCAAGGTAGCAACACCCGAATCGGTCATGGCTGTCTTGGTGATGTCGGTGTACAACTTGCCGAACACGTTGGTTTCAATGGCGTTTTGCAGCCAGTCAATACCATGCACTTCATCGAAGAAGCGCCCCCCGAACACGGTGCCTTCGCCCATCATGATGTTGCCACCGACATCGTAGTAGGCGTTCATGTGAACTGCATCAAGGCCCGCTTTCTGGTTGGCGTCAATGCCGGCAGGCGTGATGGTCGGCAACTGTTTGAACTTCAGCGTCAGGGTGGAGTTTGGCGCATTGAAATTGACAATGAACGCCCGTGCCAGCGCGGAAACAGAAGCGTACTCACCGGCAGTGTCGTTGAACATACCCAGGGTGCGGAAGTAGCCCCCTTGATCCAACTGATAGCCAATGCTGGTGGTGTTGGTCGGGTCCAGGTTCTCACGGTCTTCGCTGTCATAGCCGAACACCTTAACACGGGCCTGGGTCCAGGCAGCAGCGTCCAGGATTTGCACGTTATCGCGCATTTCCTTGGTAACCGTCCAGCCGTACCAGTCTTGGTTCACAGCTTGCGAAGCCTGCGCCGCCTGTACGATGGTTTCAGTATCGTAGCCGGTAGAGACACGAGCGTTACCCGCAGCGTCCCACTGCAACAACACTGCAATTGGGACGCCAGCTGCGGCAGGGGTGGCCAAATCGATGGTGGAGGCTGCGCCCGTCTCGCCCGAGGTCAAGTAAAAACGACCCGCCTTGTACTGCACAGTGGCAGCCGTAAACGCAGCGCCGGGCTTGGCGCGGATGCCGACTTGAATAACCGCCGCCACCGCTGGCAGAGTGTTAGCCGCCGAGAAGTCCAAGCCCGTTACATCTACCGCCGTGCCGCCAATGCTTACATTCAGCGAGCCGGTAGTAATGGCCTGCCACGCGGGAATACTGATTTGCGGGTTGGCCCCGCCACGCAGCTCTGCCCCGATTGGAGCCGCAACGCGCCGACTGATAATAAGCTGGCGGGGTGCAGGGTTCTGGCTGTAGTAGACGTTAGCCGCCCGGCCTTCTTCAGTGAGCAGGTCGAAACCCGCTGCCACTACGCCATCAATGGTGTTAAACACGCGGGACCGTTCCAGCGCACCGATAATGGTGGAAGGGCCGATGATGTTCAGCGTACCAAAACCTTTCCGGGTCGGGAAGGTAGGCGACGTGCCAATGGTTACGCGAACCACGCTAGAAACAGGAATATCACCCATTACGGTTTCCTCAGTTCAATTGTATCGTCCACACTGCCGAAAGCGCCCCGGTAGTGCCCATTAATATCGATGCTCTCAATCGACAACATCGTTGCTTCAATGCTCTGCACCGTTGTGTAGAACGCATCAAATTGGAAACGCGGTTCTTCAGCAGCGTCAACCGGTTGTGTTAAGTCGCGAACTGCCCCAATATTCTTGAAGGCCAGCCCGTACGAAAGCATGTGTTCTCTAGCGGCGGAACCGTGAAGTTGTAGCCGAATGCCCTCAGCTCGGGTGCCTGCGTCCAGGAGCGCAGTGTTGCGTACAACTTCAACCGAATACATGACCTCATGCATGGCTTCGACCTTTTCAATCAGGTCTGGGCCGGCTAAGGCGTTAACGTACCGCACGGTAGCCTGCCCAACTGGTGTTGTACTCGGCGCCGCCACCACGATGAATTGACCCGGCAACTTAACGCCATCCTGGAACGCCAACACGGCGTCGTCACCGAGGTAGCGCGCAAGGGCTTTGGCAAGTAGCTTCTTAGGGGTCATGGTGCTGTCTTCCTGAACTTCTGAATTTGGTAACTGTTATGGCGGTCGCCAGCGCCCCACTCTATAGCCTGTATGACGCGCCAATCAAAGCCCAACAGTCCGACAATAATATCGCCTATAACACCCAACTTGTCGTCAGCGGCAAACAATTTATCGTCACAATTTACCATGCGGTAGTAATCAGCGCGCTGGCCTTCGGGTAGGAAGTCAGTTTCCTTTTTGGTCAGTGGGCGCTGGCTGGCGTAAATGGTGCGAGCCGGTTGTTGCACATTTACATATTCGTGGTCCACCAACGTCGAAGTCACGCTGGAAACCTTCAGCGGGCCTTTCTTGTTGCGTAGGATTCGACTACTGCGGATTGTCATTCTGCGCCTCACTTATCACGTAGCGCACCGAGGCACGCATATGACCAGTAACGATGAGTGGTTTGGTGTAGCCCCTGGTTAGTTTCCAGGCCGCGTAGCTGCCTTGGTTGTCGGCCCATTCACCTTCCGAAATGCTGTTCTTTATGTCGCCTTCCATCTGGTGGCCGAGCAGTGCAAAGGCGTTGACCGGGTCTTTACCACTTTTCACCAACGCCTTCATTATGCGGCGGGCGGTCTGCAACCATTTGTCCCGATTTTGGTGTGCCCCCGTGCGAAGCCAGGACCGGGCAGGGACTTCGCCATCAGCGCTACCAAATTCGTTCCAGAACCCTACCATAATGACACTAGTGCCATCAGGGTAGGGCATGGAACCTTTAGGTAGGCCAACCGCCAACCGGGGCATGCGCTCCTTGAACATCTTCGTCAGGTCATCGACCTTCTTGCGCGTGACCTCAAAGTCTTTCGAACCTCGGCGCACATTGATGATTGGCCCAATATCCCGACTAGCCATGTCAGCGGCGCTGCCAGCCGAACGGCCCACGACGACTGTTCTGCGGCCCTGCTATGTGTACAAAACCCGTACTGGTGACGCCCGGCACGACGAATTGGCGCATGGCCCAGTACTCTTGGCCGTAGCTGCTCAAGTTCAGCCAACCCTCAAGGCCACCCGCTGCAATGGCGTCTGAAGTCACGTAGCTTTGGCTGCTATCACCCTCGGATTCGCTTGCCAACAGCCGAACCGCTTCGCCGCCCCCGCCAATAGGTGTACCACCGTCCTCGTATCCCTCGTAGAACGGCTTGCCCAGAAACAAGTAATGGGCTGCCAACAGCGCCTGAGCTTTCGGCCCTCGGGCGTCGAACAAGTCAAAGTTAACCTCGTTTGCCGAGTCGAGAATGTACATCTCAATAATAGAATCGGGATACGCAGTGGTATCCCGAAACTCGGCAAAACGGGCGCGGAACTGGGCGACCGTTATGTTTTGCATGGCTTACTCATCCAGCGACAGGTCGGAGCCGGCAGCGTCGCGGGCTTTAAGTTGGGCCTTGGTCCAGGCTTTGCCAGTTTCCGGGTTGATGTTCGGGTCTTTCGACTCGGTTTCGGTCGGCACCACACCGGCGGCAGCAGTCGGGATGACCAGTGAGTTGGCAACTTTTTCGCGGTCAGCTAGTTCACGCTCTGCGTCAACGTCGGCTTTGGTCTTGCGAGCACCCACCACAATAGCGCCCTCGGCTTCCAGAATGGCAACGTGTTTGTTCGCCAGAAGGATTTTCCAGGTTTCGTCGTCAACGATGTTGAAGCCTGGGTTGAGGGTTACGTGAACGATGCCAGCGGCGTTGCGGCCACGAAGGTCCAACTGGCGGGCGGTTTTGTTGATGATGCCGGTCATGGTGAAATCCTCTAAACGAATTCGGGGAGAAAACAACCCCACCTTTCGATGGGGCTGGCGCCGGGCTTAGATGCCGTAGGCGAAACGGATGGAAAGCGGCTTGTAGATGATAACGCCGCCGGTCTTACCCCAGGCCGGTACTTCGAAGGTCAGGCCGATTTCCTGCGGTGGCAGGAATTGGAGTTCCAGCGGGATCTCCATGGTCAGCTTGTCCGGGTCCGGGGTGTAAATCGCCATCATGTCAGCGCCGCCAGTGCCCGCGCCGTCCATTTCGTTAACGGCAACGATGTCGTCCAGCGAAGACAGCCAAGGGCTGTTAGCCACCAGATAGCCCGCGATGGTGGTGTCAGAGTTCTCCGAACGTGGAGTACTCATAATGTAGTTCCATTGCAGAACCGGCAGGAGCAGGCGGTTAGCGCGCTCTTTCTTGAGGGTCACCGAATACATGGTGCCGAACAGGTTGTTAACGTCGGCCAGGATTTCGCCGGGGGTTTTCAAGGCCCAGGTGGTGCTGGTACTGACGCCCGGCGCAACAGGCCCAGTTGGGATGTTCGGGTTAGTGAGGAAACCCGGCAGACCGGTAGCCGCGTCACCGTACCACGCCACCGTATCGATGGTTTCTTCGCTGCCGCGCTGCACGGCGTTAACCCGGCGCTGCTCCAGGTTTTTGCCGACCGCTTGGGCCGTCATGATTTCGTCCACGGTGTAGGCGAACGACAGACCGATAGGGCGCACCGGGCTGGTGATTTGCTCACCGCTAACGTCAGCGCGTGGCAGGTCTTTGGCATAGGAGCTGATGATTTGCGCCATGCCGACACGGTCGTACTGGGTGAAGGTGATGAGTTGGGCGTAAGCACCGGCTTCGCTGGACACCGGGAACAACTGGCGTGCCATCAAGTCTTGGTACTCGATGTCGTAGGACTTGGCCTTGACGTGCTCCAGTTCGCGGCGGAAGAAGATGGACGAACTAGCGTCCAGGTTTTTGAACTGTTCCATATGGGTACTCGCTCTGTAAAGTGTTGGGAAGTTGGGGCCGCGTTACGCTACGGCGTCGGCTTTAACGCGAATGAGCATCAGCGCACCAACTGCGCCGCCCGTTTCCACACGGCTACCCGGAACGGCTACCGCGCCAGCCGCTGC